GGCCCTGCCGTGGGCGACGAAAACGATGGTCTTGTCACGCGCCGGCGCCGCCCAGCAGAGGCCGCAGTTGCCGCAGCACCGCTCTTCGTCAAGCTGGGCCGGGCAGACGATGCCTTCCTCGACCACGGGGCCGTCGGGCCGCCGCCAGATCGTCGTGGCACCCTGGCGGAGCGGTTTCGATGAGGAGAAGCGAATCGCGAAGCGGTCCCAGCGGTCACGGGCCAGATCAGAAACCGCCGCCCCGATGGGGGTGAACACGGTGTGCGCGGTGTAGCCGAACACCCGCAACGCCGGGAACCTGTCCAGCCAGGCGGCCCACTTCCCGACGTACTCGACGCCGTAGAAGTCGCCCAGGACGTGAAGCCTGACCACGAAGCCGTCCGGGAACAGCCGCTGCTTCTCGGCCAGTTCCGAGGTAAGGATTTCCTCGAAGCGGGGGCCGTGCCGGTGGCGCCGCGCCAGCGGCATTCCGTTCCCGTAACACGATTTCCAGTGGTAGCAGGTCTCCGGGCAGGTTGCCCGCTCCTCGAGGGTGACGGTGAAGATCGGCATCCCTTTCCAGGGGCCCTTGGTGACGTGACTGCCGATCTTGCGCTGGTTCTGGCCCGAGACGAGGATGCGGGCGCTGTCCCCGGCGTCGACAACGGTGCTGGGGAACAGGGAATGGCCGGACTTGACGGCGCCGTGCTCCGGGGGCAGTCCGGTCACCTTCTCGGGTTCCAGCTTGGTGTGGCCGTTGAAGCGCCGCGCCGGCTGTTTCTCGCGGGGAGCCTCTTTTTCCGAAACCGGCGTCTCGATCGCGGTGCCGTCCCGGAAGGTGGCGCGGCAGCCCCCCTTGATCCTTTCGACCACGACGCCGCGCGCCGGCAGGCTGACCTTGAAGACCGGCCCCTGGCTCGACCGCGGCACCCCGGCGGCGTCGAGGATATGGCCCATCGTCTTCGGCAGCGGTTCGTTGCGCTCGATCAAGCCGCGCAGATAGTCGATCACCACATCGGCATAGGCGGCCTTGCCCCTCGGCTTGGTTTCGGGAACAGGCTTGACCTGGGACGGCGTTTCCGGGAAACCGCTTGACTGATCGTTTGCCGGGCCTTCGGTAGGGGCCCCCTCTTCCGGGGCGGTGATCACCGTTTCCGGTTTCGTCGGCGGTTCCCCAGGCTCGGGCAAGCAAGCGTCGGCCCGCCGCAGCGGCATCGGTATCCGGTCCAGCCGGTTGGTCGCCGCCAGGAACACGTCGACGGACGCGGCGACGGCGCGCTCGCTGCCCTCGGCCTCGAAGATGTCGCCCTCGATCGTCATGCGGAGACGGAGACTGGTCATGCTGCTACCCCAAATTTTCCGACTTCGTTGCCCCAGGCATCCCACCCCGGCCGCCGCTGCCGCGCAAACAACTCACAGCGCCAGGCCTTGGGAGCGATGCGCTCCAGCATCTCGTAAGCCTCATCTGGCTTCCGGCTGTGTTCCCTCACCGGGGCGACAATCAGGTTTCGTTCCGAATGGGATTTGCATGCCGGGGAGCCCATCGCTCCCAGCAGGAAAAACTCGGCGGCGGAGCGAAACACATACCCGGTGCCGAACGCCCACTTCCGGCCCGTCTTGGATTGCTTTGCCCAGGGCCCGGCGGAGACGTAGCGGAACCCCCACGCGCCCATCGTCATGATCGCCTGCGGCAGCATCGGGGCCGTAGCCCACATCCAGAGCCAGCAATCGCGGGCCGCCAGTTGATGGACCGGAAGAGCCATGATCTCCTCAAGGCTCATGCAGGAATATTCGCCTTGAGGAGACTTCCCGTTGCCACGCTCGGAGCGCAACTCGAAGCGCCATGGACAGTCGGCGAGAATCACGCCGTATTTCATCGGGGTCAGGGCATCGAACGGCCAATCCTCGATCATGCCCGCGCCTCCGCCCGTTCCCGGATCAGCCGCTGCTTGATTGCCTGCTCCTCGGGGGTCAGCGGCCGTTCGGTGGTTGCAACTGGTGCCGATTTCCGTAGGTCTGGCGGGCCGTGCCATTCGATGTCCTGGCGAACCCAGCGTTGCCACGTCAGCGACCAGCCGGGCCGCTTCTCGTTCCGGCCCCGGCCCTCGGTGAAATGCTGGCGCATGTCGGGGACCAGGAACCCGGAAATCTGCTGGTCTGAGAACCCAAGGCTTTTGGCGTAGGCGATGTCGCGCTCTTCCGGTTGCCAGTCCTTCGGAAAGGGGTACGGTTTTACCTTCGGATTTTCGGTTTTCTTTTGCACCTCGTCAGAGGTGTTTTCTTCTTCTTTTGGTTTATGGATAAGGATAGGTTCGTTCTGGGTTTCCGAAACACAAACCGGAACAGAACCGTTCGGTTTTGTTGAATTGTTTTCTTTCAATGACTTGGGCCTTCCGCCACGCGATCCGTTGTCGCGGTTTGTCTCTCGACGGTTGGCAACTTCTAGCCACACTTTTTCCAACTTTTTTTGTCGCCAAGTGTTGTCTGAAAGATCGAAAAATTCCTCGATCACTGGACGCATCTTGAGCCACCGTTTCATGGTCAGCCCGAGGATGCGGCAAAGCCGTTCGTTATCGTCCGGAAGGGGGTTCCCGTTGTTGCGCCACGTCACGATCAGCAGCTTGAGATATGCCCCATGCTGCTCGCACGTCAGATGCATGGTGTCGGCCAAGTAGGCGTCTGTGTAGATCGGCATGACGGGGGCTTGGCTCATCACATCGCCCCCAGGTTATCGAAGCGCGCCGCGGCGCCGTCGAACCGGGCATTGACGGTGCCGATCGGGCCGTGACGCTGCTTGGCGACAATGATCTCGGCGAGGCTCTTGGCCTTGGCGAGGTGGGCTTCCCACTTCGCGACGCGGTCGAAGAACCTGTCGTCGCTTTCGTCGAGGCGCTGTTCGGGCTTGTCGCGCTCCAGGTAGTATTCCTCGCGGTAGAGAAACATCACCACGTCGGCGTCCTGCTCGATGGTCCCGCCGTCGCGCAAATCCGCAAGCTGGGGCCGCTTGTTGTCCCGTTGCTCGACGGCACGCGAGAGTTGGGACAGCGCCAGCACCGGAACTTTGAGATCCTTAGCCATCGCCTTAAGCCCGGCGGTGATAGCCGAGATCTCCTGGACGCGGCCATTCTTCTTGCCGTCGTCGTCGGTCGCGAGTTGCAGGTAATCGATGATGACCAGGGAGAGGCCGTGCTGGCGCTTGAAGCGCCGGGCCGAGGTGTACATGTACCGGATCGGCAGCGCCGGCCGCTCGTCGATCCACAAGGGCAGCGTCCTCATATCCTCGCCGCTGCGCATCAAGGCCTGGAACTGGTCCTGCCCGATCCTGCCTTGCCTGACGAGATGGGAAGAGAACCCGGCGCGGCCGGCCATCTCGCGCATGGTTAGCTGCTCTCCAGACATCTCGAGCGAGAACACCTTGATGGGAGCAATCTGCGGCACCGCCGGCGTCAGTTGGAGATTCCTGGCCAATCGGGCGATGTTGAAGCCGATGGTGGTGGCCAGGGCGGACTTTCCAATACCGGGGCGACCGGCCAGAATGATCAGGTCCGTGGGATGGAGTCCGCCCAGCTTCTCGTCCAGGTCGACGAGCCCGGTGGGCAGCCCCGCGGGCTTCCCCGACTTATAGGAGGCCTCGGCCTGCCTCAACGATTGGTCCACGTAGGCGGAGAGGGGTTGGGCCCCTGTCCTGGTGCCCTTGTCGGCCAGATCGAACAGCCGGCCCTCGGCGCGCTCCTGGATGGCCTCGGCGGTGTCAGGGGAGTCGAAGGCCTCGGCGGCTGCTTCGTCGGCAATCTCGATGATGCGGCGGCGCTTGGCCAGATCCACCACGAGGTTGGCGTATTCGGTGGCGTTGACCAAGCCGACGGCGCAGGAAGCCAGATCGGCGAGGTAGGCCTGCCCCCCGACGTCGTCCAGGCCTTGGCCAAGCCGGTGCTTGAGTGTCACCGGGTCGGCGACGCCGCCACCGTCGATGATCTTGCCGCAGGCCTCGAAGATCTGGCCGTTCTGCCCCAGCGCGAAGTGCTCGGACTTCAGGAACTCGGATACCGCCTCGTAGGCCCGGTTGTTGGCGAAGATGGCGCCCAGCACCGCCTTCTCAGCCTCGATGTTGTGCGGCGGCTGCCGGAAGGTCGATGCTATTTGGATGGTTTGGTGTCCCATGTCCCCTCCCCGGGGGTTCTTAGGTTTTGAGCGCGGCGTCGATTTCGGCGACGATCCCGCGCAACTCTTCGACGGCCTTGCGGTCTTCCGGGTCCATGGTCTCCAGGTTTGGTTCGTCGTCGTGGATACAAACGCTGCGGACCAGGGATTGCAGGTCATCGGCCAGCCACTCGCGGGCGTGGACCAGGGCCTCGCGCATCTTGTCGGGGTCGGGCACCCGACAGGCCGGCGGCGCGATCTCCTTGGCTGCCGCGATAGCTGGTGCGGCCTTGGCCAGCGTCTCCGCCGTCCGCTTCCGCATCGCCTCCGGGTCCGGCCAGCCGCACCACGTACATGCCTTGGCGTCGCCCAGGCCGTGGCCGCAGCTGGGGCAGAAATTGCCACCGGGCCTCTCGTGGCTCCAGTCGGTGGGCGAAAGCCGCGCCACCACGTCGCTGACGACGTCACCAAGGGGCTTCGCGCCTATCCGGTTGTCGCCCATCAGGCGGCCCTCCGGCTTTCTTCCACAAGAGGCGGGACACTCCGCCCGAGCCTGAGAATGTTCCTGGCCGCGTTCACGTCGCGGTCGTGGATGGCACCACAGTCGGAGCATTCCCACGTTCTTATTCCAAGCCCCGCGATACCTTTCGGCCTCTCAGGCGGCAGCGCGCCACATTGAGAACAGGTTTGGGTCGTGAACCTCTCGTCGACCTCCACGAACCGCACCGCCTTATAGCGGAGCATGCCCCTGAAAGCCGACCACCCTGCGTCGAGGACAGACTTGGCCATCTTCGTTTTCGCGAGGGCTGATGCGTTGACGTTTCCCACCGCGATGAACGCGTATTCGCGGGAGAGACGGGTAGAGAGCTTGTGGTGGAAGTCGCGACGGGTGTTGCAGATCTTCACATGAATGGCCTTGGCGCGCCGAGCATTGCCAGCTCGCTGCGCGGTGGCGAGAGCCTCGGCGTGTCGCAACAAGTGACGCGGGTTCTTGATGATCTCGCCGGTGGACAGGGTTGCGAGAGACTTAAGCCCAAGATCGACCCCGACTTCGGTGTTGGGCTTCGTCTGGGTTTCGTCGGACACTTCAACGTGGAGGCACACGAACCAGCGCCCGAGTCCACCCTCGACGAAGGATCCGCCTTTGGCGTTCTTCGGCAGGGGACGACGGCGGTTTCCAAAGAAACGAAAAGTCTTCCCGAGATATGTGATGCTGTTGCCCTCGGTCTGCCGGCTCTGGCGCTGGAATGGTACCCAGCCGAGCGCGCGCTTGGAGCCGAAGCTTGACCGGAATCGCGGGCAGCGTTTGTGCTGGTCGCGGCTCAGAACGAATTGCTCGCAGATGGCCTGCACCGTCTGCTGATGAATGCCAAGATGAATGCCGACCCCCTTGCATTGCTTGGCCAGATCGAAGTGCGATGCCCATTTGCGCTTCTTCGCGCCGGCCAAATAGCGGGCCTCAACATCGCGCTGTTGAGCCACGCACCAGTTCCAGACTTGGTTGCAGGCGGTAGGTATGGGCGTTCAACACCTTGCGGGCAGAACGGTCTTTGAGCCGGTACTTGTAGGTTTTAATCATTGCACCAAATCCTCCCGCCCCATGGGCTTCTCCTCAAACTGTCGGACGCGTCGGGGGCCATGTCATCCCCCGCTTGCTGGGACACACCCCGGGTTGCCGGTGGGCGGATAGGGGTTGGGTGTCCGCGCCCGCGTAAACCCCCGGAAGGGGCTTGCGTGGGGGCGGTCGGGGTGGCCACGGAATCGGCTTGCTTTGCGCGGCCTCCCCCGGTTCCGTCCGCCGGGCTTTCCCCGGCTGCTGGCATGATGGCCTCCATCGCTGGTTGGATTCCTTCCAAGGTTCAGTCGTCTCGCACCCCGAAGCCCGGCCACCCTTGCGGGCTCCGGGCACGGGGCCTAACGGCCGAAGGTCGGCGGGTCAGATCTTGGAGATGCGCGTGATCTCGTGATCCAGTTGCCCGAGGGACGCGCCGACGCGCATCGTCATATCGCGGATTTCCTGGACCAAGCCGACCGGCACCGCCTCCGGACGCTTTTCCGAAGGTGCTTCTGGTTCGCACCCGAAGGCCCGGTCGGCGACCATCCGAACGCACTGGGTTTGATGCACGATGCGGCTGTTCAGTTCCTTGGTGGCCTCAAAGATGTCGCGCAGGAAGCTGTCCTCTTGCGGCCCCACCGATTGGCAGGCGGCATTCTGTAGTGAAGGCATTGCACTCTCCTTTGCTTGTTGTGGTCGACTTTCCCCCGGCGGGCCGGCCGGCGCGTTCGTCAGCTTTCCGGACAGCCCATGAACAGGGGGAGCGCCGTTCCGTCCCTGGCGACGACGCAGGCTTCGTCGAAGGCGTGCTCGAAGACCTTGTCGGGGCGGTACATCTGGCAGCACCACTTGACCGACCCGCCCGACACGCGATAGCGAAGCCGGATGGCGATCTGGTAGAGCGCCCCCGACCGGAACACCGGGATGGCGACCAGGAACAGCGTCGGCACCTTCAACGGCTGGCCCTGCTCATCCTGGTGGGCCGCCGTGTACTGGATCTGCATCTCGCCGCTGGAGAGGGTGGTCGCCTGCTTCACCGTTTCGCTGACGCGGACGGCCAAGCCGCGCGACAACTCCATCAGCCGGCTGGGGCTGGCGAACGCCCCACCCAGGAGTCCGACCAGATTGGCAAGCTTGGCTTCCTTGTCGTCATCCAGGGGGGCGTGATTGAGGTCGGGCGGCATCATGACGTCGCCGATCCTGTCTTCCAGGAATTCGGCAAACGCCTGCTGGTCCATCAGGGTGCCGTCCGCTGTTTTCCACGCCTTCCATTCGTCCGACAGCGGGAAAGCGTAGTTGGCGCGATGGTAGGCAAAGCGCGCCTTGGCCTCGGTGTCGACCACGCCGTCCAGGCTGTTGACGGCGTCGTGGTAGTCGATGATCCCCGTGATTGCCGGCGCCGCCATGTTGCGATCGGCGAACAGCGCCGAGTCCTCGTTCTTGAACCGGTTGACGTAGGCGACGAGGCTGGCGAGGTCCTGCAGCCTCGCCGTACCCTTCCGAAACTCCGGGTTCTTCCGGTAGGCGTCGAGGTATGGTTTGATGTCGTGAGCCCGCAGGCCCAGCCCGTCCGGCAGCACGAGCACGGCCGCCGAGCCTTCGTCGGGAACCGTCAGCGGAACGACGGTCGGGGCGATGTGCTTCTTGACGATCTCGGCGACGGCCTCCGCCTCGGGCCGCCCGTTGTCTGATGTCTCGGTCATGTCAACTTGTCCCTCCAAGCGGGGGTTAAGCCGTCCGGACCTGTCCGGCGTCGCCGCTGGTGACGTCGCGCGGCTTGCCGAAGAGGTTCATCTGGCGGGGGTTTTGCGGCGTGAACTCGTTGTTCGCCGTCGACCAGGCGATGGTGCGGTCGCGCTTCGCCTTGGGGGTCTGGACCTTGTAGTCCGACGTGATCTCGAAGATCCCCTTGTCGAGGGTGAAGTCGAGTTTGAGGGTGAGCGAGCCCTTGCACTTGCTTCCGTAAGCGTGCGCAAAGTCGTTCATTGCCGCGTTGAGATTGCGGAGTTCGTCGGTGAGGTCGCCGTTCAGCCTCCCGTCCTCCACCATCTGTATGAATTGGTGGAAGGCTCTCGCCGCCACCTCTCCCGTACCCTCGCGGGTAGCGGGAACGTCGTTATCACTCATTGCCGCCTCCAAAGGTTGCGTGGTCGGCGTGGCAGGATTCGAACCTGCGACATCCCGCTCCCAAAGCGGGCGCACTACCGGGCTGCGCTACACACCGAGAAGGGGCCGGGGCGCTACCCCCGGCCAAGTCAACAGGGAGGTCACGTCTGGGAGACGCTAGGCCGTTCTGCCCGGAGGCACCCACGGCTCGGGGATCTGAAAAATCGGCGGAGCGGACGGCCTTGCGCATTTATGCCGCTCCGCCGAAGGTGTCTGCCGACCGGATGGCCGGCAGTGAGGATTCCATCCGCGCCCGAAGACGCGGCGTCGTGATGTTCGGCAGCAGGCGGGCGACGCGCTCGGCGTCGAGGTAAGGCATCGAGACGCGCCGCCGCTGCTCTTTGGCCGGCCGCTCGTCTCTCATCACTTCGGCCATGTTGCGGCCCTGGCGGTCGATGAAGGCGGGGTCGCGGATCGAACGCAGCCAGATGATCGCGGCGACGTCCTCGGGCACCATCCCGACGGCGGCACAGATTGCATCGAAGGAATCCCCGGACGTCCACATCATGGCGATCTTCACGCGGCGGTCGCGCTCGAACTTCGTCATGCCGACCTCCGCAGGCAAGCCGGCATGTCGCGGTCCGGGCACCACGGCCGGCGCTCGCCCGTCTCCTTGTCGATGACCCAATCATCGTCGTCGGTCGAGGGGGCCGGCGTTCCTATTGGCGACACGAGCGCCACGTCGCCAGCCCCCTCTCCGGCGGAGGCGGGGGATGGGGACGCCTCCGTTTCGGAATTCTCGGCGGGGGCGCTCTCGGAGCCCTCCCCCGCCTGCTCATGCGGCCCCGCGTCGGCGGCGGCCTCTCCAGGTATCTCGGGTGCCACTTCCACCGGGAGGGAGCCGCCTGTCGTCTCGGCCCCCTCCCCATCCGTTGGGCGGGCACTGGAATTGACGGGGCGGCCGCCCTCGGAAGGGCTCTCAGCCGCCCCAGCCCCGCTCTCCAGCGGGGCCTCGGTGACGAGCCGCCTCTCGGCATCGTCCGCCGGGGGCGTGGTTTCAACCGACCCCGCCGGATGCTCGTCAGGTTCGTGAATTTCGCCGGTCGCAGGATCATACGGAGCGGCGGTTTTCGGCTTGCCCTCCGATGGCGTGCCTCGTGCACGCGCGCGAGGCGATGAATTTTCAAGGGCGCGGCGATATAGGTCCAGCAGGGCGGACTTCTCGTCTCTCCTCTCGGGGTCCTGGCGCCGCTCCTGGATAAGGGCCTTCATCGCGGGAACGTCGAAGCCGTTGCCCTTGGCCTCGGCGTAGACGTCCTTCTTGTCGTCGTTCAGCGCCTTGATTTCAGTCTCCAGGCCCTCGATACGTTCGACGAGGGACGCCAGACGATCCGCCGCGATGCCGGAAACCGAGTTGTGGCCGATCCTGCTCATGGGGCCGCCCCATAGGGCTCAAACGTCAGGTGCCCGTGATCGACGGCGGCGATAACCTCCGGCGCGTCCGGCACACGCTCGCCCTCGACGGGGGCGACGAACAGGTCCGGAATGCTGGTCCGACAGACCGGCCCCATCTCGCAGGCGTTGCGGATTCGGATGATGTCTTCGGCGCGGCTCGCGTGGCCGATGCGGACGAATGATTTGCCCATGGGTTCCTCCGTGTCGAAAAGGGGTTAACCCGCCTGCGTGGTTGCGCCCGCATCGGGAGGCGGCCCATAGATATCCGGGCGCAACTCATAGCGGCTCACCCGTCCTTTGGCGGCCGCCTCGACCGCAAGGACGCGCATCGGCGGGCACTCGTCCCACTGGCTAAGTGCCTGGGGGGTGACGCCGATGGCCCGTGCCAACTTTGCTGCGGAACCAGCGGCTTCTTTTGCCCTTTGAAGGGGGGTTTGTGTGTCCATGGCTCGTTTGTAAAGTGTAGATTTACGGATGTCAAGCCCAACTTTGTTAGGCTAGCGCAAAGCCATGCTTTATAATGTGCCCATGAGCGTTGGGTCATTTCTCAAGAGCGCCCGCATCCGGGCCGGGTTTAGCAGCGTCCATACCGCCGGCAAAGCCATCGGCGTGTCCGGCCAGGCCGTCAGCAGTTGGGAATCCGAAAAGAGCCCGCCCGACCCCAAGCGGTACGACAGCATCGCCGCCGCCTACCGCGTTCCTCGATCCGACTTGGTCGCCGTCCTGCACGGCATTAACCAGGAATTAACCGCGCCGGCCCATGATTTCGGCGGGGTCGGAGGAGATGAGCGCGAGAGCAAAAACATGGTCTACGAAATAGTGCGGGATCTTGTGCGGTTGCGGATGGAAGTGGAGGCCAAGCTACAGGAAGTCGACCGGCGCCTGGCGGCGATCGAAGGGGAAAGGCCGGCACACCCTCGGACGGGCGAGAGAATGTTGTAACGTTCCCAGGCCCTCGAAACTCGCAGGCATAGAACCTGTGGCGCCCCGCTTGCCCCGGGGCATTTTTTTGACCGGCTCGTAAATTATCGCTTGACGCTGATAAAGTCTGTCTTTATATTATCTCCCACAGTTACCCACGGTAGCCCGTATCGGTCGGGCAGGGAGAGTGAGATGAAACTTTGGTTACTCCGGCCCGTTGACGGGTGCGACCTTTGGACACCTTGGTATGACAAGGCGTTTGGCTTTGTCTGCCGTGGCGAAACCGAAGACGAGGCCCGCGCCTTGGCCCAAGCCGAGGGAGGAAACGAGACCGGGTGGGGAAAAAACCAGCCGCCGGCTTGGACGGACCCCAATAATTCGACATGCGTTGAACTGACGGCCGACGGCGACGCTGGCGTGATCATCCGCGATTTCGAGCGGACATAACGGCACCCGGCGCCGCCGGGGAGGGAGATGGGAAGATGGCCTTCGAATCCAAAAAGCTTTCGGTCCTTGCCTATGCCAATGGCTTCACCCTCTGGCACTACACCACGGCCGATGCCGCCGCAGACGTCGATACCCAGGGCTACTTCAACGGGGCCAGCGACATGCTGACGGCTGGCGACATGGTGATTTGCAACGCCGGCATGGGGATGTCTCCGGAAGTGGAAATTCTTCATATCAAGTGTTCGGGGCCCGCCGGTGTTTCTGTCCGTGACGTGGTGGGGAAAACCGCACCGGACCAGACGCCGATCAGCGCCGCCGCACTTCGGGACGAGATGCGCGACGAACTCGCCCGCCTTCGGGAAGCCAACCGGGAACTGGTCGAGGCGCTGAAGCCCTTCTCCGAAATGGCTGGGGAACTATTTGCACGGAATTGGAACGACGAAGATGTGGTTGCTGTTCTCGACAACCCCGGAGACCCCCACCGCATTACAGCGAGTGATTTCTTTCGTGCCCGCGCCGTCCTCGCCAAGCATGGGGTGAAGTGATGCCCTGGTCCCGCGAAGATGAAGCCAAGGAAGCCGCCGCCGACGGTCGCGACGCCCGCCGCTCCGGCCTCGCAGACACCGCCAACCCGCACCGGCCCGGCACCCTCGGGTACAACGCATGGAACGAGGGCTGGGAAGGCATGGACGCCTACGTGATCCGTCTCGAGAAGGGGGAGGCCGCGTGATGTCCATCAACACGCACGCCAATTTTCAGAACGCCGACACGCTGACAGGGCTCGACATCGAGGCCGGGCGGACGGGCGCCACGCTTTATCTGCGCCACGCCACGGACGCCGAGGGCTCCGAGCGCGCGCTGGCGATTTCGCTGGCCGAGTTCGACGCCGTCGCCCGCGAGGTTGCGCGGTGGCGGGTGCTGGAGACCGAATACGCGAAGCAGGAAGGGGGCGCGTGATGGCTTGGGTTTATTTGGACCGGACAGACGAAGGCCGCTTTTCGGTTCGCGTCATGACCGGAGCCTATGGTGACAAGACGAAGGTCTTTGATGCCCGCTCCGAGGCCGAGGGGTTCGCCAACAAAAAGATGGGGCGCTCCGGCATGGTCGTGTCCTCGCTCGACATGACCACCGAGCAACTGGCCAGGGCGAGGGGCCAATGACCGCCTCCAACGTCCTCGTCGCCATCCTGCTGAGTTCCCTGCTCGTCCTCGCGACGGCCGATTGGGACCAACTGTTCTTTGTCTGGGGGCTGTGATGGCCAAGCGGCGCATGAGTTTCCAGGACGCCTGCTCTCTGGTCGATGACGACATGCCGGACGGCGCCTATTTCGCGCTGGCCCACGAGATGGCCGGCATGGAATACGGCGACGGTTTCGACGAACTGGCGGAAGACGATTTCGAGCCCGTCGTTCAGCAGCCACAGAAGCCGCGCGGCAAGTTCCGCTGCGAGATTTGCGGGCGCCACCTCAAGACCCGCAACGGACGCAAGCAACACAGGCGCGACGCGCATGGAAAGGCGGGTGCGTGATGCAGTTCCGTGAATTTCACAACGGCCTGCGCCTCATGCTCAACATCGACCGGGACGAGTTGGAAGACGCCGGGCTGATCGACCGGGGCGACCACAACGCTTGGGGTGAGTTCCGCCGCAACCCGTTCATCTGGTTCGTTCGGGCCAGCGACGAGCGGGCCGAGAAGCTGTGGGCGCTGATGCAGAAAAGGATGCGGTGATGCACTGGGCATCGATCAGGGCCGTCGCAATGCTGCTGCTGTGCACCGTGCTGCTGCCGTTTGCCTTGCTCGAAGACAAGATCCGCCGGGCGCGCGATGCCCTGGCTGCGTGGAGATACAAGCGATGGCTCGGGCGTCGTTATCAGGTGGTTTTCTGGCCGTCGTGGGGGTGGAAAATCGGCCGCCTCGATGGCGCGCTGTCTCTGATTTACGAATGGTCCGCCCGCGTGGGGTTTATCGAAATCCGGAAGTGGGCACACCGGGTGAAGACCGTCCGCCAGCACATTGCCGAGATGAGCCCCGAACGGCGGGAACTTGTGGAGCAAGCGCGGCGGGAAATCACGGCGGCCCGCATGGGTGGCCAGGATCACCCCAGGCATTTCAGGAGCGAGGGATGGTGAAGACCGCGATGACTGATCGGCAACGGGAGACGTGGCGGAGGATTGGTTGCAACGCCCGCGTTAACTGGCACGTGTGGAAGAAGCCGGACCTCGAGAAGGACGTCGTTTACAGGGGGTCTTTGCCGATCGGGATCAACCTTACCTGCGAGATATGCGGAAAAACGAAGTTCATCTCCGTCGACATATCGGAAAGCCAATGAAGGACAACAGTGGTGCGACGCATCGACCGGCCCGAGCCCGGCTTTTTCAAGCTACGCCTTGTCAGGGGCGGTCCATTCGTGGCGGCCGTGATTTTCATGCCCTGTCCGATGGTGCCTGCCGACCCGGACATTCACCCCGGCGAATGGTGCACGCCGCTCGACCGGTCCCGTCACCTGGAAGCCAGGATCGATGGCAGGCCGGCGGCGCCGGACAGGGTCTGGATCGGCGGCCGGCCGATCGATTCCCGGGAGTACCGGTATCTCACCGAGGGCGCCGCCTGGGATCGGTCCTATGCCCCGGAAGCGCCTGCGGCCAACCCAACTAGGGCCATCGACCTTAACGCGACGAAGCCACTCTTTTAGGAGGCGACAGATGAACACCAGTCTTGCCCACGACTTGCGAAACAGCCAGCCGCCGACGCTACGCGAGGAACTCGACGAGCGCCATGGCCGGCTGGCCGAGCGCCGCGATGAACTTCTGGAAGCCGCTGGGCGCGTTCCCGCCACCATCGACGACGAGGAGATTGCCGGGCGGGTCCAGGACTTCATCAAGCAGATCGGCGCCTGCACCAAGACCGCCGAGACGTTCCGGGTTTCCGAGAAGGAGCCCCACCTGGAGTCCGGCCGTGTCGTCGACGGCTTCTTCAGGGCGATTACCGACCCGCTGGCCAAGGCCAAGAAAGAGATCGAGGGGCGTCTTACCCTCTATCTCCGCAAGAAGGCCGAGGCAGAGCGACGCGCCCGCGAGGAAGCCGAACGCCTTGCCCGCGAGGAAGCGGAGCGCACCCGGCGCGCGGCCGAGGAAGCCGCCACCAAGTTGACCCGGGAATCCGACCTTCAATCGGCGATCGAGGCCGAGACGACGGCGAGGCAGGCCGCAGCGGATGCGATGCGGGCTACCGCCAACGCCGATGCCAAGGCGGCCGAACTGTCCCGCACCCGCGGCGACTACGGCTCGGTGGGCTCGCTGCGCACCTTCTGGGACTTCAGGGTTGAGGACCGCTCTGCCATCGACCTCGAAACCCTGCGGCCGTTCATCCCGGTCGACGCCCTGGACAAGGCGGTGCGGGCGTTCATCAACGCCAACAAGCCCGACAAGTCCGGCGGCGACTGGCCGAAGCCGATCCGGGGTGTCCGCATCTTCGAAAACACGTCGGCGGTGGTGAGGTGACCATGGAAATTTTCGTCTTCGACGTCGAGACGTCGGGCATCCCGGACTTCAAGCTGCCGGCCGACGATCCAAAACAGCCCCGCGCCATCCAGATCGCCGGCATCCTCTGCGGAGACGCCGAACCGGGCGAGGAGGACTCGCCCCTGGGCCCCGGCATCGCGGTGCGCGGCTTCGTCAACTGCCCTATCCGGCCCGACGGCTGGACCATGGACGACGAGTTGGCGGCGAAGATGGGCCACGGCATGACCCAGGCTTGGCTCCTGGAAAACGGCCGTCCGGTCCGCGAGGCCCTCGACCTCTGGACCGCTTTGCACAACCGGGCCGACCTGATCGCCACGTTCGGCGCCGGCTTCGACCTGAAACTGATGCGGGGCGAGTTCCGCCGCGCCGGCATGCCCGACCTCTACGGGGCCAAGCCCAAACTCGACGTGATGCGGGCGGCCTGCAAGCCGTGCGCAATGCCGATGCCCAGCGGCCGGGGCGGCTTCAAGCTGCCGAAGCTGGGCGAGGCGGCCGAGATCCTGCTGGGCGAGAAGGTCGAAGGTCTCCACAACGGCTACGTCGACGCCAAGACCACCGCCCGCATCTACTACGCCCTGCTGGCCCGCGGCGTCGTCATGGCGCCGAAGCAGGACGTTTCCACCAAGGCCGCATGAGGGAGACACCAATGGCCAATACCCAGAACATCCAGACGATGATCGCCGACAAGTTCAACGCCAACGACTTGGCCGACATGAAGCCCGAGGCCGGGGCGCTGCCGGCGTGCTTCCTGCCCAGCAGCATGGGCGAGGCGATGGAGTTCGCCAAGCTGATGTCGGTCACCATGAGCGTGCCGCCGCACCTGCGGAGCAAGCCGGGCGACTGCCTCATGGTGCTGATGCAGTCTGTCCGCTGGGGCATGGAGCCCTTCGCGGTCGCCCTGAAATCCTACTTCGTCAACGACCGCATCGCCTATGAGGCGCAACTGGTCAACGCCGTGGTCAACGTCCGGGCGCCCCTGGAAGGCCGGCTCAAGGTCGAATGGTCGGGCGAGGGCGAGTCCCTGAAATGCACGGTCACCGGCACGATCAAGGGCGACCCGGAACCGCACGAGGTCGAGCAGGAGATCAAGACCATCACGACCCGGAACTCCCCGCTCTGGAAGCAGGCGCCGCGCCAGCAATTGGCCTACTACACGACCCGGCTCTGGGCGCGGCTCTACACGCCGGAGGTTCTCTTGGGCGTCTACACTCCCGACGAACTGGAAGGCGACAAGTACCGGGGGCCGGAGAAGGCCAAGGACGTGACGCCGCCCCGGCCGACCCGGAGCGACCCCAAGCCGGACCTCGCCGCGGCGAATGCCGAGACGTCCGTCAGCAACGACGCGATGGTGGCCGGCCGCGAAGACGATCCCGGCACCTTCCCGCTGGTCGACCAGTTCGGGGAAGTGAAGGGCGAGTACGCCCCCGGCGAATGGACCGACGAGTTCTGCCGGCTGGTCGACGGCTGCAACCTCGACATCGCGCTCAGCACCCTTGTCGAGAACAACGCCAAAGCCATCGCTTGGGCCACGCCCCTGCTCGACCAGCCGGCCGTCATCGACGAGGCCATCGCGAAGCAGAAGGCCACCCTGGAGAAAGCGGGGTGACCCCCCTCCTCCACATCCTCCTGATGTGGGCCGTCGTCTGGTTCGGCTTCCGCGCCATCCGCGTCCTGGCGCTGGCGGCCGGACCGGCGGCGGTGGTGCTGGCCGTCATGGCGTGGGGGCTGGTGTTCCTCGGCGCCGCGGCGACGGTTCATGTGTTGGGGCTGCGATGATCCGCAACAGGCATTTCATCGCCGACGTCCCCGCGTTCAAGCGGTTGCCGGACGAGACGGAACAGCCGGAATATCTGCGCTGGTGCCACGCCCACCTGTTCTGCGTGATCACGATGGAGCGCGCGTTCGACGCCCACCACAGCCGCAGAGACGAGTTCGGCCCGATCGGCACATCCAACCACGACGACCGCCGCATCATCCCCATCGTGGCCCGGCTGCACCGCCCCGGCTACCCGAACAGCCTCCACACCCTGGGCGAGCGGCCGTTCTTCGACCGTCACGGCATCGCCTACCACAGCCTGTCGGCCATGATCTGGGTTTCCTACGACATGGGCCGCGACGTCGAGCAGGCGCAGGCGGCCATTATCGGAGCGATGCCGCGATGAAAGCTACCGGATGCATCTGTTCGGTTCCTGGGTGCGGCGCCCCGGTGCTGGCGCGCGGTTGGTGTCGGCGTCACTACAATCGCTGGCAGCATCACGGGGACCCAACGGTTTGCCTCAAACCAATGGTCCAGCGAGGAGCGCCCATGAAGTGGCTTCTCGACCACGCCTCCTACAGCGGGGCCGAATGCCTGATCTGGCCGTTCGCGCGCCATCCGGATGGTCGCGCGCACATGAAAGCCGGCAAGCCCTCTCGCATCATGTGTGAACTCGCACACGGGCCCGCACCGACGCCCACCCACGAAGCCGCACACTCCTGCGGGAAGGCGTACAGCGGATGCGTCAACCCCCTCCATCTGCGCTGGGCAACCCCCAAGGAAAATGCTGCCGACAAGGAAATGCATGGAACGGTCGTCAGAGGAGAGCGTCATTACGGGACGACACTAACTGAGGTCGATGTTCGGCGCATCAGATCTCTGCGCGGGGAGGTGTTGGGCCGCGATCTTGCCGAGGAGTATGGCGTAACCGCCGGCTGCATCAGCGAAATCCAGAATATGAAATCATGGAGGGGCGCGCCAAATGGCTGACAACAATCGCCCAATCCTTTGTGGGTGGGACGGGGAGGCTTTTTTCCCAGCGAGTCCGTTCTGGGCCAAGGCGGCGGATAAACAATTTGTTGTCGGCGAGATATACCCCATCGAGGTCCATCAGGAGCGGTCGGCAAAAAGTCATCGTCACTACTTCGCCGCCGTGGCAGAGGCGCACGCCAACCTTCCGGAATATTATTTAGAGCGCTTCTCCAGCCCAGAGGCCCTTCGTAAGTTCGCGCTGATCAAGGCCGGCTACCGGGACGAGCGCTCCATCGTCTGCGCATCGAAGGCCGAAGCCCAGCGCCTCGCCGCCTTCATCCGGCCGATGGATGACTTCTGCATCGTTACCGTCTCGGAGGCGGTTGTTGTGGCCTACACCGCCAAGAGCCAAAGCCTGCGCGCCATGGGCAAGAAAGATTTCCAGGCCAGCAAGACCGCCGTCCTCGACATCGTGTCGCAATTGGTCGGCGTCACGGCGACGGAGTTGCAGGTCAACGCCGGCCAGGCGGCATAGGGAGCCCTGCGGGGCCAGAGGAGAAACGACATGAAGAAGATTTTTGTGGTGGCTTTCGCGGTCCTTACTTTGGCCGCGTGCGAAAAGGACGCCGATGTTGCTTCGCGCAACCTCTCGCAGGCGGCCGACATGTTCGAGATCGACCGCCGGATCGTTTTCTACAACGGCATCACCGGGGCCTACATTCTCGAAATCATCGGGCGATGCTCGCTGGGGAACAGCGACACGGCGGGGCGGCTGTCCGTCACCTGCAAGACCGGGCCAAGCGCCTACAAGAAGCATTTCCTCGGCCTGTCCGACAACGTGACGTTCTTCGCCGAGCAGATCCAGACGGCGGACGTGAGCGCCTACCATTACCGCGTCGTCTTCAAGCCGCAGGTGATCGTGCCCGAGGTTGACCTTCGGGGCAGCGCCTCTGAGTTGACGCGCGACCGGCACTAGGCCTCGCCCCGAAATCAGGAGAAGATGATGGCCGACAAGACCAAGATCGAATGGACGCAGCGCCCCGGCACGGTCGGCGCAACCTGGAACCCGATCCGCGCCCGCAACAAGGAGACCGGCGGCGTCGGCCATTTCTGCATCAAGGTCGGAGTTGGCTGCGTTCACTGCTATGCCGAGCGGTTGCAGAAGCGGTTCCGCAACCAAATCCGATATGCGGCCCAGGATGTCAACCAAGTCGACATCTTCCTCGACGAGAATGTCCTGACCCAGCCGCTCCGCTGGCGCCAGCCTCACACGGTGTTCCCCTGCTCGATGACCGACCTGTTCGGGCCGTGGGTCACCGACGAAATGCTGGACCGCATCTTCGCCGTGATGGCCCTGACCCCGCAGCACACCTACCTGCCGTTGACCAAGCGGCCGGCGCGGATGCGGGAGTACATGACGACGCCGCACGGGCCGAGATGCACAACCATTCTTGACGACGGATCGGAGATCCCAACGCCCGCCGCCCATATTCGGGTGCATGCCGCGATGTGCGACATGTTCAAGGACGCCCCTGCCCGCGCGCTCAACGACGCCGTCGATTGGCAGGATAAGCATTATCCCGGCGGCGACGGGTTCATCCGTAGGTGGCCCCTGCCGAACGTGTGGTGTGGCACCAGCGTCTCCACCCAGGCCGACGCCGACGCGCACATCCCCGATCTGCTGGCCACGCCGGCGGCGGTGCGGTTTCTGTCGGCCGAGCCGCTGCTGGGGCCGGTGGATTTTCTAAGCCCCATCCGCGACATCTTCGTTGGCGCCGGGTATGGAGTTGAGTCCCGCCAGGAATTCGCAGAAGCCGCGCTGGCAAAGTTCTGGGTAATAGCCGGGGGAGAATCTGGCCCCGGTGCCCGACCGATGCACCCGGATTGGGCGCGATCCATGCGTGACCGGTGCCAGGCGGCCGGCGTGCCGTTCTTTTTCAAGCAGTGGGGCGAATGGCTGATCGGCGAGCCATCCACCAAGCCAGACGATGACGGGAACGTGTTCGGGCTGCCAATCTCTTTCCAGGACAGCGGCGAGTTCGACGTCAACTCCGACGGTGAGGATATCGTTTTCGCCGCGGCCGTCGATGAGAAGGAAGGGCCAAGGCCCATCTGGCGCGAATATCACGGCTGGCAGGGGCACCTCATTAAGCGCGTCGGCAAGAAGGCCGCCGGCGCCCTCCTCGACGGCCGCGAGCATAAGGAGTGGCCGCAGGTGTCCGACCAGCGGACGAATGGAGGCGACGATGCGTGAACTAACCGATTTTGAGTTAGCCGTGCTTATCGAATGCTGTCGGAATTACACAGCTTCCACGTCATCCCTACGCAAAGGTAAGGCCCAGGTCCGTATCAGCCAAAAGGCTGAGGATGAAAGAAGGCGAAGGTTGTGGCTGTCCCCGCAACGGACGGAGAAACAGCCATGATGGTTGTCGTTCCCCTCACCACGACAGACGATGGGCGCTGGATTGCGGTTTACCGCTTCCCGGTAGCCGTGTCGGAGTGGACAGCCGTAGTCGGCGATAAGGCTGTCTTTATTGATTACGAGGAAGCGCCACCGCAACGAGCGGAGAAAGCCAATGGCTGAATACACCTGCCCCGAATGCGGCACCCGCAACACCTGGGAAGACGGCACGATCATGCCGTGCTGTTCTGTCCCGGTGTTGCACTCCCGGATTGCCAGCCTTGAGGCGGCCCTGATCGACGCCCGCGACACCTTCGCTGGAGACGAAAATGACGACAGATATTGGGCGTGGTTCAACCGGCACGAGGACGGCGCATTCAAGGGCCTGTCCCCGCAACGGCTGGAAGTGCGGTCCTGCGACACGTGCCGACATGTCACGGGTAGCCCAGCCTTCCCAGACTGCGACCACCCGAGCGGCGATGCATGCGAGGGCCATGAGAAGTGGGAACCGATGCTGTCCGCCCAGCGGCCGAAGGAAGGAGAAGACCAATGACCGTTTATGTCGACGATATGCGGGCGCCGTTCCGCCGGATGATCATGTGCCACATGACCGCCGACACAATGAAGTCTGTCCGATAGCGAGCCCCACAGGGGCAAGGAGAGAACGATGAGTGACCTTCGTAAAGACATCGAAAGCGCGATCAATAAATCCAGTGCGGAGAACGGCAGCAACACGCCCGACTTCATCCTGGCTGAGTTCATGGTGGCGTGCCTGGCCGCGTTCGACGCGGGCGTGAAAGGGCGCGAGACGTGGTATGGCCGGGACGACGGAAGCCCCTTCAACTACGCGAGGGATATGAGCCCGGAAGCCAACGCCACACCCCCTTACTGATAGGTAGCCCCTCTGGGCTGAAGGGAACGACTATGAAATTTTACCGCGGGACCATTGTGGGGGCCGCCCCGAATTCATGGTTTACGCCCGACGGGAGACGGCACGACCGCAGCAAACCATCGTTTGTTCTTGGCCTGACAATTTGGGCGTTTGATCACTCTGGCGGCGCCCATACCATCTTCGGGATTAAGACGCGCAAATGGTCATTACGGTTTTGTCGGGCTTTCGGAGTTGTCTCGGAAGGTCACGATGTTGGGTGGTCTTTCGTGCGTCGGCACGCAGGGCCGTAGAGAAGGATTTGAACGATGCAAACAGCCGCCCTTATTTGGCTGAAAAGGAGCAGGTATCATCCATGAACGAAGATCAAGAGAAGGCCGCCAGGGCGTTGGAACGGGCGCTCAAGAAGTGCGCCGCTGCTAACCTTGGGGTCTATGTTTATGACGGCAGCGTGCAGGTATGTCCGCAGCCGGCCGGGCGGCATAACCCGGAGTGGGACCACCATCCGTCGCGTGTCTGTGATGAAATCGGCGAGTCGCTGCACGTGCCGAATTTGGACTGTGACGGCGGCGCTGGCTGCTGACCGTCTCGAAATCAGGAGGATTTGAGATGACAAAGCTTTATGCGGCAGGTGAGGCCATGCACACGTCAAAGGAGTTGCTGGACAGGTACGGAAGGGCAGAATTGGGTATCGACGGGAACGCTGCGTTTGCCCTTCTCGGTCCCGATCTGCAAGAGGGCGAAGCCGAGTTTGTCACGCTTCCCTCGGAAACAGGGGAATCCGGGGATGGCTCTTTTGTCGTCCCCACCGGAGACGACGCCGCAAAGTTGAGGGCCTGCAAGATCGCACTAAAGCACCTGTGCGCGCGGCTAGGTGTCGATGCGCTGCCGTATTACTTCGGCCCCAGCCACCCCTACGGCCGATGAGGAGGGTTTTTCCCCGGACGGGGAAGAACTGAAATAGAGGCCACCATGGACGAGAAAAAAACCATTACCCAGCACGCCGCCGATCATCTGCGAGAAATCGGAAAGACGGGCATTATGTGGGGCGACGTGTGCTTGGCGCATGAAATAGCAACACGAGCGGGCATGAAGCATGAGGGGTGGCGGACACCCCCAAAGATCCTTCGTGCGCTCGAAGGCTCCCCTCTATTCAAAAAAAGCCTTGAGCGCGTTCGTGTTGACGGCCGCTATAGGCTAGTCAGGTGTTTCGATTTGATGAGTCCCGTTTAGGAGGATTGGACTACGCCAAAGTTTCGATACCGCCATCCGCAGCATTGCCCCGAATGGACGGAACTCGACTGGCCGCGCGACGGGCCGGACGTAGAAGATGACATCGCCGCCAACATCGCCGAGAACTTTGCCTACGATGAGTCCGATGAGACAGAAGACTCGATTGTCGCCGACGACATTGAAGTTGAGCGCGTCCCGTAATCAGGAGGTAGCCGTGAAAAAAATAAGTTTTACGTTTGGGGTGCTGTCGGAGCCCCTGAAACAGCAGATACCAAACCTTAAAGATGACGGAGGCCACTTACAAAAAGATGCCGATGCAATCTCGCGCCTTTCAGTTCGAGGCATGCTGACGGAAAAGGAAACGAAACGTGCGCGAGACAGACTGGCGAAGCACATCTTTAAAGCCGTGCTCTGAACCGAGGATTGTTATGACTTTGAAAGCTATAGCCGAAATCAAGGTTCATCCGATGTTCGCGCCGTTCATGGGTCGCCATGCACAGCGCGCGGCGGATGCGTTGAACGGATACCTGGACGCCTGCCCGACGATTGACGAGAAGCTGGGTGCACTCGGTGTGCTCGCTCAGGTTCTCTTGGCCCATGGCGATGCGCTCCAGGCCATGCAGCTTGAACGACAGACTGCCGGCAACGGCTGAAAAGGAGGATCGAATGTACGGACCAAGTGATAGCGAGTGGCGGTGGATGATCGTGATTTTCGTGGTCATCGTTGCCGTCGGGACGGTCGGCCTTTGGGAGGCTGGCTCGTGGCTCTTCGGGCATCTGGTGTGGTCATGAGCGACACATGTCCGATGGACGGCGCGGTTCTTGACACCGGGATGGTCTGCCCGAAGTGCGGGCGTGCCTGGAAGTGGAAAGACCTCGCCGGAGAGAGGTATATCGTCAGCGAGCCGCGCCGCGTTCAGATCGTCGCGCCGCTGGTCGAGGGTGCGCTCCTGGACGACTGCATCAAGCCGACCGAATAGGAGCCCCACGGGGGCAAGGAGAGATAGTATGGGAAGCAAGACAAAGTATTTTCTGGCTGGTGGGAAAACGCTTGAGGCGGCCCGCGACATTCAGGCGAAGATCGCCGCTCGCCACAAAGAATGGAGGGCTCTGGCCGACGAGGTCGGCGCGGAAGAAGTTGTCACCCGCTACGCCGTCGATGGCTTCACCTTCGTCGGAAATCCGCCTGAGGGGTGGGCAGGGGGCCGCATGACCGACGGCAAGCCCTTCTTTTACCCGCACAAGCGCGGCAAGGCGAACAAGGAACTTCGGGCGAAGATGGCCGCCCTTCGGAAGATCGGCGCCCGTGATTTCGAGGCAGCCATCGGGTGCGACAAGGGCTTCATGGATTTGACTGGGTTCGGGATCACCATCAGGTGCGTCGGCTTCGAGGCCATCGGCGACAAGATCATCATTCACGTTCCCGACATTGAAGGCACTGACTACACGCCGCCTGATAGCGAGCCCGTGCGGCAATCCGAATACTGGGCCATGAGGGAAGCGGCTGACGCAAAGGCCGCGTGACCGTTTAGGAGGATTTGAACATGAAGATGGATAGAAACTGCAACGCCGACGGCAAGGGGAAATACGCCGTCGTTCGGCTACGCGGCGAATTGTCGGCCGAAGATATGGCGGCGCTCGCACAGCTTGAGAAAAGCGGGCGGCTGGATTGGGGAATGGTCGGGCAGCCTGACGAGTTTTTCTTGATCCGGCTGAAGGACCGCTTCGCCCAGGATGCTCTCGACGGATATGCAAACGCCGCCGAGTTCGCCGACCCGGAATGGGCCGCAGAGGTACGTGCTCTCGCGCGCCGCGCAGGCCCGGCACACCCGGAATGCAAGTTTCCAGACTGACCGTAAAGGAGGATTTACAATGGCGATGACCGTCAGGCAGTTGATCAAGGAGTTGCAGAAGTGGCCGCCGAATTGGACGGTCGCAACTGCCTTTGACGATAATAGTGCCGATGAGATCCAGTGGTTTTTCAATTCGGCTTCTGAATTGGAAGATGGACCACGCAAGGACGAACACGGCCCGACCGTTGTGCTTCGGCCGTAGAGGAGCCGCTTATGAAGCAACGTTGCGACGGCAGTTGGAGGGTTGGGTGCACAGCGGCGGGAGCGTCTCGGTTCGTCATTTTCCTAGGACAGTGGGTTGTGAAGCTACCGTCGTTTTATTCATGGAGGAATTTCCTGTGGGGTCTCCTCGCTAACATGCAAGAAGCCAGTTTAGGGCGCTCGACGCTGACCGGGTTTTGCCCCGTCGTGTTTGCGTTGCCTGGTGGATTCCTGAATGTGATGCCATATGCGAGGCCGCTAACTGCCGAAGATGCGGAGCAAATCAGGTTCGACTTCGTGACGTGGACCAACCGTGAGTCGCACATCATCCCCGTCGAGCACAAATTGGACAGCGTCGGATGGTATCGTGGAGAAATCGTCGCCATTGATTACGGCGACTGATCGTTCTGGAGCAGAGGAAGAACATGCTAAGACTGATTATCAAATGCACAGACCAGGGGTTTGCCTGCAACATCGGAGGCCCCGGCACCGTCCCGGACATTTCCATGAAAACGTTCGATGTGGACCTGCCCGAGGTCGAGAAGTTTCTCCGACCTGGGAAAGCCTATCCCTTTGTCATGAGGGAAGTTATCGGTGTCGAAGTTATCGACCGATAGGGAGCCCTGACCGCCCATGTCCTGGCCCCAATACATGAAGCGCGAGAGGTAACCAATGCGCGTGATGACCCTCAAGGAAGCCCATGCCTTTGTGACGGCGGATCCGCCCGAGGGGCTGGGCATGAGAATCGAGTTCCGCACTTTCGAGGCGCGAGCCGAACCGCGGGCCGACGGCAAACGCCGGCTGCCCTTCTTCAAGGAGCCCGGCGGTGGCAAGAACGCGCGCCTGCTCGTTACCGACGAAGCGCTGCGGGAATTTTACCAGCGGCTGTCCGACGACGCGCTGCGAGATGTGGCGGCATGAATTCTTGCATTTCTCTTGCAAGGAGAGGCTCGCCGACCACCGGAAACGGTGGGAGACGGTGGGCGTTCCCGGTGCAAGAACGGATGCAAGAGGAACCGATTTTTTTGAGGAAATCCCTGGGCTTCATGCCAGGAGTGGCGGTTTCCTTAGTGGTCGGGGCGACTGGATTCGAACCAGCGACCCTCTGCTCCCAAAGCAGGGGGTCACTTACCCCTAACCATTTGAAACCTAAACGTTTGTTCCACGTGAAACCCGGCTTTATTGCAAATCTCTTGCATCGAGGGTCGGATTCTGGGGTTAAGATAGCGATCGGCGCTGGCCGATGGAAGGGCTAAAGGCACAGAATGACGGTCGAAATCCTCATCGGCGATGCGCGCACGGTTCTGGCCGGGATGCCGGATGCCTCGGTGCATTGCGCCGTGACCAGCCCGCCTTATTACGGTCTTCGGGATTACGGCGTAGATGGGCAGCTCGGCCTTGAGACAACGCCGGATGAATATGTATCGGCCTTGGTCGGCGTGTTTCGCGAGGTACGCAGGGTGCTGCGCGACGATGGAACGCTGTGGCTCAACCTGGGGGACTGCTACGCCTCACGGCCGAACGGCTCAATCGGCAAGGAAGGGCGGCTCGATGGAAACTACACGGCACACGCTGAGTTCCGGCGCGCCCACGCCTTGAGAAAACCCACGCTTCCGCCTCATCTGAAACACAAGGATCTGATCGGCATCCCCTGGATGGTGGCGTTCGCGCTGCGGGCGGATGGCTGGTATCTGCGCGGCGACAACATCTGGGCCAAGCCGAACGGCATGCCGGAGAGCACCAAGGACAGGCCGACCAAGGCCCACGAATACGTCTTCGAGATGAGCAAGTCGGAAGCCTACTACTACGGCTACGAGGACGTGCGGCTGCCGCCGGTCCCGGAATCGGTGGGCCGGCTGGCGCGGGCCATGCGCGCCCACATGGACGGGCCCGATGATCCCGGTGCCGGTTCTTTGGTTGTCAGCGGCGGCGGCTATGCCCCGCCAGGCCAGCCGCCGCACAAGGGCACCCGCCGCAATGACAAGCAACGCGGACAGTCGCGCCGGCACAGCGGGTTTAATGACCGCTGGGACGCTATGTCGGCGGCCGAGCAGAAGGCCAATGGCGCGGCGCTTCGCTCGGTGTGGTGGATCGCACCAGGTGGTTTCCCGGGCGCACACTTCGCGGTTATGCCAGACGAAGTCGCGGCGACCTGCATTCTGGCAGGCTGTCCCGCCGGCGGCACGGTGTTGGATCCGTTCGGGGGTGCCGGAACCACGGGGCTCGTCGCCGACCGTCTCGGGCGCAATGCCATCTTGATCGAGTTGAACCCGGACTATGCAGAGATGGCGCGGGCGCGAGTCAGCAAAGATTCGCCGCTGTTCGCGAAAGTGGGCGTGGCGTGATGGCCGCTTTTAATAAAGGCACCACCGGCACGATCTGGCCCTGGGAAATCATCTTTGATGACGAGCGCTGGCGGGCCCGGAGGTCGCGGCGGCACGTCAGATGTGGGAGAAAGATCAATGCCAGCAGATGATGACGACGAGCCCGACCCCATCATCCACGTATGCCAGGGACCGCCGGTCTGCATGTTGGAGGGTGACACCGCAGTAGCGGCGCAGCAGAATGGGTGTCCCTGGTGCAAGAGGATCATCGTGCACCCCGATGGAACGGAGACGGTCCTGGAGCCGTCGAGGCAGTGAGGAAATCTGGAGGAATGCAATGATGCACGACGTCTTAGTTTTCTTTAGTGGCACCTTATTTGGCATCCTTCTTTTTGTCTGCACCCGTCGCCTTTTAGACTGGCTGTTTGACCAAGATGAATTTCTGGATTGGTATGGCATTCTCCGCAGATCCTTTGGGCGACGCAGGATCATTAATCGCGGTGGAAAAGCCGATTTTTCCGCCATTCCCCAGGAACGAAAGGCGGAGTGGGCCAAGCAAACCGCGACGGCGGCCAGGGAGAGGGCCTTTTGGTGTGAAAATGGCTTCCTCTCCGCACCATCATCGCGCATGAGAGTTCGGCGGGCCGGGCTGCGGAGTTGGGTGGCGGAATATCAGGATAAAGATGGAAAAACTCATCAGCGGACATTCCCCACCATCAGCCAAGCCAAGGCGCACCTCGACAGGGCGGTGATTGATGAATCCGGAGGCTATGGTCATTGCGGCGGCCCGGGAGTTTCTGCCGGAACCGATCAAATTGCGGGTCGGTTTTTACCACTGGCTTGTAGGGGGCGTGGCGGCCTACTGGCCGGACGGATGCCGCCGTGCGGTTCGCATCTCTAACTTCTCTTTCCCAGAGACCCCCGAAGAAGCGACCGAATTCGGGCACATGGCGGGAAAAAAGCTGGCGGCGTGGAAGAAGGACCGCCCCACCCCCCCCCACCTGAAGGCATGAAATTATGGAATTCAAGCCACATCCGATGGTTCCCGAGACCTGCCGGGCGGCCAGAGCATACTTGAATTGGCCGCAGAGCCAGCTTGCAAAGATGGCCACCGTCAACATCAATACCGTGAAGAAATTTGAGCGCCATCTCACGACACCGATCATCAACAATCTGTATGCCATGCAGAGAGCCCTGGAAAATTCTGGCATCTTGTTCGTTGAGAATGAAAAAGGATCGATCGGTATCCTGTGGAGACCTAAATCCCCACCACCCAGACCTGAGCGGCCTTGATCAGATCGGCGTGATCCTGCCGGACCTCGTCGAATAGGTGGCCGTAGGTCGCCATCGTGAAGGCCGCATCCTCGTGGCCGATCCATTCCGCGATCTGGTGCCAGTCGATGTGGCTCTTCTGTTGCAGCTGGACCGCGCCCCATAGCGAGACCGCGAAGTGCCGGAACTCGTGGGGACGGTACTTCGGCCTCGGAACCTCGACCTTGGCCTTGCCGTCCTTGCGCCGGCGCGTCACCGTGCGGACGCCCTCGACGATCCCGAGCTTCACCTGGAGCGGGTTGAGCCACCGCTTCTGGATATTCGATAGGAAGAGCACGGAGCCCTCGCCATTGGTGAACAGCGGCTTCCCCCTCTCCCTGCCCTTCGTGAACTCCTTCATGGCGTGCTGGACCAGGGGAGGCATCGGGACGCGGCGCCGGCCAGCGTCGGTTTTGAGGTAGTCGGAGACGGTGGCGAACTTGTCGGCCGCCCGGCGCACCTTGATGAACCCATCCGTCCCGACGTCCTCGGGGTAGAGCGCCCGGATTTCCCCCCAGCGCAGCCCGCAGAACATCGATATGAGCAGCATGGGCCTCAGCGTGCCGGCGGCGCTGTCCGCCATCAGGCGGGCCTCCTGGCGCTCCGGGATGCGCTTCTTGCGGATGACCTGGGTGCGCCGTCTCGGCGCCCGTCTCCGCTTCGGGACCGGGTTGAGCGTGGCGGCCCCGGTACGAATCGCCTCGTCGAAGATGGCCGACAGGGTATTGCGGACCCGACGTTTCATGTCGCGGCTGCATTCCAGGTCGACGTCGAGGAAGTGTTGCACCTTGGGGGATGTCAGTCGGCTGACCAGGACGGTGCCGAGATAGGGCCGGATGTATTTCTCGATCCGGCCCTTGTCGCCCTCGATCGTCGCGGGGGCGAACTCTTCCGCCTCGCGGGCGGTGATGAAGTTGTCACAGGCCTTGCCGATGGTGATCGACACCGAATCGGCGACGTGAGTTCCCTTGCCCGATTCCTCGACCGCCTTGCGCTCGGCGGCCTCGGCCAGTTTCTTGGTGGGGAACGTGGGCTGGTGGCGCTTGCCGTGCTGGTCGCGGTAGTCGGCAACCCAGCCGCGCTCACCCTTCGCATTCCGGTATGTGGACCGCCGCACCGCCATGGGCGGAATGGTGGCGCAACGTCATGGCGCGGTCAAGAGCGGGGCTTGTTCCATTGTACAATCCAGCACCATCGCCGTCTCGGCATAGCTTCTGCATAATTTTCGCTGGTTTTGCCGTGCCCCCCGGCAGCCCCATGTTAATTTTTGCGACCATCCAGGATGGGCGGATTTCTTAACAAGCCACGTTCCCCTCGAGACGGCTGGCAGCCTTCTCCGCCCTCACCCGGGTCGAGAAGTAGGCCAGGACCAGGCCGTAGGCATCGTCGATCAGCACCCATCTCCGTTCGGGTTCCGACGTTTCGTCGTGGAGGACGCGGTAGCGGGTCAGCCCATCAGCCACAGGTCGGCCTCCGCTTGCCGCCGCAGGACAAGCCCGGGGAGCTTCCGGCCGCCGGCGTTGACCCAGCGCATGAACTGCCCGGGGATGTCGTCCCAGTCCATTGCGTTGATGTGCTTGAGAAGGGTCGATGCCTGGAGCGCGCCGGAACCCAGATTGAACGCGAAGCTAACGAGCGCCCCATGCTGCCGTTCTGAAATGGGCACGATGACCATCTTGGAAACGGAGCGATCGAAGCGGGCGAGGTCGCGGGTCAGAAGCGCGTCGGCCTGTTCTTGCGTAATGGGCGAGTGGCTCTTCGTCACGCGCTTGCCGTCGGAGCCGTAGGTCGCGCCGTAGCCTATCGTCCACACCAGGGCGGGGCAGAGATAGGGCTTGAGGCGCAACCCCTCGAACCGCTTGATGACGGCGACGGCGTCAGCGTGAACCATAGCGCGACCGGATGGCCTGAACCGTCGTGCTGGTGGTGCGGTAGCCGAACAAGTACCCCAAGACCGCCTGGATCGAATCGCCCACCAGGGAGCCCCAGATTGCCGTCGAGAGGCGCCCCCAATCGTCTGGGATGGAAAGGTCGATGGCCCCAATCAGCGACCAGGTGTAGGCCCCGGCGGTGAAGACGAAGAGAAGCATCAGGGCGGCAGCCGTGGCGGGGCGGATCATCGCGTTGAAGCCGTCCACCCATTTGATGCCGGTTGGCTTTTGCGCCGCGTAAATAGCCTTCATCTGCTCGCCAAACGCCTTCATTTCTTCAACCACGACGTTGGCGTCGATCTCGGCCAGCTTGGCGTCGGTTTGGGCCTGAAGCATTTTCAGTTGCAGTTCGGCCTGCTTGTCGAGCCGTTCCAGTTCCCGGCCATGCTCGCGGCTGGCCTTGATCTCCTTGAAGATGTCCGGCAGCAGCCCGCCGAACATGCCGAGCACGCTGGAAATCAGGCTGATGATCATCTCAACCTCCTTTGCTGAAAATCTCCCGGAGGCCCCCGGCGAGAGCCGCCATGAAGCCGACCACGAACACGGTGGTGATGGTTCTGGCAATCCAGGTGGACATCGAGTTGAACCGGAACCGCGACCCCCGCATGAAGGCGAAGTCCTGTTGCAGCGCCTTGACGTCGTCGCTGTCGTCGATGTTGTAGCCGAGCAGCGAGTAGTGCTGTCGAAGCACGCAATGGGCGGCAGATTTTCCGATGGCCTCGATCTCGACCGTCGACAACAGCCGGGGGTCTTCTGTCATGGGACGTTCCACTTCGCTTTCTGGGGGGCGGATTGAATGGATTCCCAGTAGGCGCCGGCCGCCATCAGGCAGCTGACTCCCTCGGGGTCTGTGACGATGATGGTCCAGGTCGCACCGCCCGGCGAGGCCAGGACTTCGACGACTCCACCAGTGTTGGCAAGGCCAATGGCGACGGGGGCTTCGGCAAACTGGCTCTTCAGGTTGCTCAACAGGTCTGCCCTCTTCGAACACACCATCTGGGCCTGGGCCGAGCCCATGAAAAAAGCCGCCGAGGCGGCCAGAAGCGTCAGGCGGAGCATGCTATCCCCCCTTCTCGTTCGGGATGGCTTCCTTGGCAAGGCCCCAGATCTCGGGGCGGAGCTGCTTCCTCGTCCTTTCCACGGTTCTCAGGACCCGCGGTTCGAAGGCTTTCTTCAAGGCGGCGCTGACCTGGCGGTGCGAAATCACGACGCCGTCACGGCGCGACTCCCTGGCCACCTCGCCCAGGATATCGGAGAGACGATCCTTGCTCCCGGCGTCGCCATACCTGCGGTAGGCGTCGATGATCCGGTTCGTGTAGATCTGCGTCTTCTCCTTGGTCTTGGCTTCGTCGTGCTGCTGGATGGCGTCGACGTCCCGGAGTTCGGCGATGTGGCGCGGCGTGCCGCCGACCGCCATGCGGGCCAGGTCCATGTTCGACAGGATGCGCTCGTCGTATTCCAGGGCGCCGCCCTTCCAGGGATTGGTATAGGCGACCTTGCCGTCGGCCAGGGCCTCGAAGAAGACCTTGGGACGCAAGGCCATATCCTGGATCGGCAGCCCGTTGGCCATGGCTTCCAGGCTTTTCAGCGGCCGGCCGATACCGGTGCTGAGATTGCGCAGATGGTCGGCCACGGTGGCGTTGAGTTCGCCCAGCCTGACCGCGCTCTCCAGGGTGGACACCCACGGCCCCTTGAAGTCCCTGAACTCGAGCGGCAGGAACTTGTCGCCGACGCCGGCACGAGCCGACATATCTTCCCCGATCAGGCCGGGCAGCCCGCGGATGATCAGGTTGGCCGCCGAACCCCAAGCCTTGCCCTCGGCCTGAGCCTTGAGCGCCAGGCGCTTGATTTCTGTGATCGGCGAGAAATCGGCCAGCCAGTTGATAAGCTCGTCCAGAAGATCGAGCATGGGAAACCCGAGGACGCCGGCCACCAGGAACATGGAGACCAGGAACTTGCCGACTTCCGGCGTTGCCCACCCGGTAAGGGCGTTGCCGGTCGGCTTTTTGAGCCCGGCAATGAAGGCAATCTCCTGCATCACGAAGTTCTTGAACTGGCCGGGAACCCTGAGGAAGATGCCGCGCAGGATCTCCGGCTTCTGCGCGTTGCCGTAATGGAACTGCGTCTTCACCATCATGGCTTCGCCGCGCTTGAAGGCGTCGCCTTCCGAAGCCCCGGCGTCGATGGCCTTCTGGTAGGCGCCCAGGAACGAGACCGCCCGGTTGAACTGTTCCGCCTTGCTGAACAGGTAGAGCGAGGCGTGGGCCAGCGTCGATTCCCGGGAGAACTGCGCCGTCCCCTGCTCCGTGTACTTGAAGGCCGACACGATGTCGGCGCGTTCCAGCAGACGCCAGTAGCGGTCCGGCTTCCCCGTCGCCCTCGATCCGACGGCCTGGCTCAACAGCTTCATGCCCGTCATCGTGTAGGTCCCCAGCACGGGAACCGTATTGATCAGGGTCTGCGACAGGTTGACCACGGGGCTGAATACGTTGAAGAAGGACCCCAGCTTGAGGTGCGCCATGTCGCCCAGCATGGCTCCGGTCAGGGCCCGGCTCTTGAACGAACCGCCGTCGTGGAGCGCCCGATAGACCCGATACCCGACGTAGGACCCGGCGACGACTCCGACGGCGGGGCTGGCCGAAATCCCGAACATCGTAGTGGCGGCCATCGCGGTGCCGGAAAGAAGGGCCATGCGCACCGGCTTGGCCCAGGGCTTGTCCAGGATCTCGTCGATCTGGTTTTCCAGGGGCTGCTTCTGGCCGTTGACGTCGCGGAACCAGGACAGCACGGCGGCGCGCAGCGTGTCGCTGCTGGCGGTGGCACTCCGGTGCGGCGAAATCCCCAGCCGCTCCATGGTGCTGATCGCCTCGTATTTCAGCTTGTCCAGCATGACATAGCGAACGGCCTCGCCCATGTGGGTGCGCATCACCCGGTCGAAGTCCTTGCTGTAGCCGGGGACGCCTTGCCGGAACAGAGTGAATCCGGCGATGCGGCGGCGGAACGGTTTGCGGGCGACGCCATTGACCAAGTCGCGCAACTCCTCGCCCTGGATCTGGAGGGCGGTGCCGACCTGGGACATGAACTTCCAGTATGAGGCATCGGTCAGAGCCGTGGCCCCGGAGTTGGGGAACTGGAACTGGACCGGACGGACCACAAGATTGGCGCTGCCGTCGGCGGCCAGCACGGCGCCGGCCGCCTTGACCGCCGATTCCCGGTCCGGGAAGAAGCCGTGGTCGCCGGCCACCAGGGTGTGGACGGGGCCGTCTTCCCCCCCCTCGACCCGGTAGACCGCCCAGGTGCCGAAGAACTTGTGCGGCACGTAGCCCTTGCGGCGGCGAATCGACGTCTTGGCAAGTTCGGCGTCGATGCGGTCGACCTCGGCGGTCAGCTCCGCGTACTCGTCGGTGGCCTCGCGCTTGATCTTCAGTTCGGCCTCGACGGCGTCCAGTTCGGTGGCGATGGTTTCCGGGTTTCCCTCGCCGCTCCGCAGCCTGGAGCGCAGGGCGCCCCGCTTGTTGAGGAGTCTCCGGAACTCGGGGTCGCTCATGTCGCGGAGATGCGCCATGCGCTTCATCGCCGCGAACTTCCGGGCCCGCAGCTTGGGCAGCATGGAACGACGGTGCTGATCGACGAAGCGGCCCACGGTTTCGAAGATGTCGCGGACTTCCTGATAGGCCTCGGCCACCTTCTCGTCCTGTCCTGACAGGTCGGCGGCCGTGAATTCCTTCTGCTCCGCGTCGCCGGCAAAGAGAAGGTCGGAAAGCGCGTCGAACTGTTTCGACGACAACTCGCGGCGGACCGCGTCATACCGCGTGTTGAGGCGCTTCACGAACTTCGACATATAGACTTCGGTCTGGACGCCGAAACGCTGCAGCTGGGCCAGCTCTGGCCACCGCTTGAACGCGGCTTGCGGGGTGTAGAAATAGCGCTTCACCAGATTGAGGTCGCCGACGTCCTTGCGCTCCTCGATGGTGAGGCGGCCATTCTGTCCGAGACTGTCGGGGTCGATGCTGAACCGGACCTTGCCCATGGCCTTGACGACGGAGCGGATTTCCCGCTGGCCCTTGCGGCGCAGCGCGGTGGCGTCGATGTCCTTGCCAAGAAGATCCTCGGCCTCGGCCTTGTAGTCGGCCTCGGTCATGGGTTCGACCGTGTCGTTGGCGGCGGTCTCTTCCGCCTCCCGTCGCCCGACCTCTCCGCTATCGATGGCCCCGAAGATGTCGTCAACGGTTTTGTAGCCGCGTCCGGTCAGCGCCTCGCGCAGGGCCTGGAAGAACTTCTTGATCACATTGAACAGGCGCAGCAGCCGGCCGCCGACCTGGCTCCGCCCGGACGTCCAGTCCGCGAACATGTCGGCGATGGCTTCCTCGACCAGTTGCTCCTCGGGTAGGCTGTACGCGGCGTAGCGGTCGCGGATGTCGGACATGCGCTCCACATCGGCTCGCGCCGCTCGCTCCAGGACGGACCATTCCGCCTCGGCAAACAGGCCAAGGTCCCGCAGAGCGTGGATGATCTCATGGTCCAGGGTCCAGGCCTTTTCCGGGGCCTCGAGCGACACCTCGATCAGTTTCATGTGGCCGCGGTAGACGCCGTCGATCGCCGCCTTGGAACCGTCGCCGGCAACCGCGTCGATGCCTTCCGACAGCCGCAGCGCGACGCGGTCCGAGATCCCGATCTGCCCCAGGCGCTTCGTCAAGTCGGCGCCGATCGCCTCGACGTCCTGGGCGAACTCGGGCCGCAGGCTGTAGAACACCCGGCCCTGCGACTTGATCACGTCGTCGCGATAGAGTATCTTGGCTTTCACCGATGCGGTCGACTGGCGCCGCCCGCCACCGACCACTTCTTCGGCAGAGCGCCGAGGGCTGCGGATCCCCGATGGGGCAGCCACTCCTTCACCGGACGCGGGACGGAATTGTACCTGGGCGGACCGCGAGAGACCGGAAACCCTCGACGCCGCCTTCCTGTCACGGATGTAGACCTTGCCCGGTTCCGCCATGGCGTGGGCCACGAAGCCGAGCATTCTGGCCGTTCCGGGCTCGTCCATGTCATGCGTCGGCGTGATGGTGCGGATCTCGCCATTCCTCAACCCGACGATGATGGGCTCGCCCTTCTTCGTGGTGGCGTCGATGACGACGCTCACCGTCCCGTCCCGGCGGGAGTGGACATAGAGCGGGTCGGCGACCATCTCTGGCAGCCGCTTCCACACCTCGGTCGGGATGTCGCGGTGCTTGTTGGCGATGTCGGTCGCGATCTCCGGGCTGAGGGAGACGTCGCGGTTCGGCAGGCCCATCGCCTCAAGGACGTAGAACCGCCAACCCAGTTTCTGTTTCGTGACGGGCTGGCCGGCCAGCAGCCGGTCGGCGAAGCGGCCCCACTTCTCCGCGTCGGCCTCGAACAGGTCGGTGCGACCGTCGGGGCCGGTGGAGACGGATTCGCGGCGGAGTGAGTAGAACTTGCTGGTCGAAGCCGGCTTGCCGAGATGGGCGCGCAGTCTCCGGATGGCCGAGAGGCCCCCGGTGATGGTGAACTTGGTTTCCTTGCCGCGCGCCGTACGCAGGGTAAATTCGACGGGAACCGGGCGCTTGATCTCCGTTCCCTTCAGCGACCCCTTCATGGCGTTGCTGCCATCGGTTCGGCCGCGATCGTAGATCTTCTTCTCGGTATCGGACAGGACGGCTGGCCCGAAATCGCCTTCGCCGGTCACTGCATCCATGTAACCCTGGGCGTATAGGAGCTTCTGGGGCTCGCGAGGCTCCGGCTTCCATCCGGCCAGCCCGTCATAGGTTTGCTTCCAAAGCCGGCCATACTCGGTGTCGAGCATCGCAGCCTCGGCCTTGTCCAGATCAGCCGTCGTTTCGGCCTGGAGTTGCCCCGCCGCAGCCCTGGTCTCTTTGGGAATGTTCGGAGCAAGCCGCTTGGCGTCGGCGTCGTCGAGCATGCGCGCCAGGGCCTCGCTGCTCTGGGGGGCGCGGTTGGGCAGCGTGCCGGGAGGAACCTGCCGAGGCTTGGTTTCCGCCGGGGCCTGCGCTTCGGGTGTGGTTTCTGGCTTTGGCTTCGTAACCGGCTTCGCCTGGGCTTTTTTCGGCGCATCCTGGGGAGCAGGTCCGGCGGCCGCCCTGATCACCGCCTCGACATCGGCAGCGAACGCGGAATTGTGCAGATGCGAGGCGACGGCCGTCTCCGGCACGGGGTCGCCGCGCCGCATCGCGGCGAGGATCGCGGCCCGGTGTTCCTGCTCGGCCTTGGCGTAGTCGCGCTTCTTGATCCTGGTGGCCTCCGGGTCGACGCCCCGCGTCCTGTCCCCGGCCACCGCCCACTTCGGCCCCCACTTGGTGGCGGCGAATTGCGAGAACGACTGCTTCCAGGGTTCGGCGGATTCGTCGTTGGCCGGCTGCTGCACCTCTTGCACGACGGGGGTTTCCTGATCGGTCGCCCCCGGCGGCGCTGCTGGCGGCGGTGGCGCCGCCGGGGGCTCCCCGCGCGGCTCGACCGAGGGGGCGGCCTCGGGAGCTGCGGCAGGCTGGGGTTTCGTGTAGGCCAGCGGTTTAGTGGTGTCGCCGTTGGCCAGCCATTCCTTGAACTCGGCGGTGTTCATGGCGGTCACGGCGCCGCGCCGGACCGCGCCGGCGCCGTCGTTGAAGTGGACGTCATAGAGGAAATGGGCGTCGCCCAGGTTGCTGGCGCCCAGGATGGCCTTGTGCTCGTCGAAGTTCCCGGTGGCCGGGTCGATCTGGTCGACGACGAAGACCTGGTCTGAATTGTCGTCGATGCCGAGATAGACGTCGATCCCGTCGCCGTCCTTGCCCTCGGAGCGTTTCAGGTAGCCGTAGTGGGCCATCATCTTGACCGACCACGGCTTCCCGTCGGCGCCGGTCCCGCTGCGCGTCGACCCCCGGGGGTTCTCGATGGCGATGTCGAGGCCCTTCCAGGTGACGTGAGCCTTGCGATAATTTCCAACCTCTTTCATTGCCGGTGTCGGTTCGGTGTCGACGCGCTGGGCCGCGACATCGACGTCGGCGATGGTCTCGGCACGGACCGGGCTTTCCGGGGTGCCGGCGCCCACCAGCGTCACCGTGGAGTCGTCGAGATAGGTTTCGATGGCGTCGCCCTTCTCGGGAACCACCCTGACGCCGGCGGCGCCCTCGACCTCGAAGACGTCCTCGAGACGGCCGGTGACGGGGTCTCCCCCTTCGGTGGCCACCGTGACCGTGCTGCCCATGGCGGGCAGGCCGTTGGCCTCGATGATCGCTTGACGGCGAGCCTGGACCTCGTCGGTGGCGGCTTGGCGCTGTGCTTCCGCCGCATCCTTGACCCCTTGCTCGTCCTCGGCCTTGATTTCCGAGACCGGCCGGGGGTCAGCCATCAGTTCGGCGAGGCTACGCTGTGGCGTCTGCTCCGGTTGCGGGGCTGTCGGCGTAGGCTCGGCCGCCCCCTGCTCCTGTGGAGCCGCCGGCTGGTCCTGGCGGGGCCTTACGGCGGCGCCGGACACGGAGCCGAATAGGAGACCGACGACGGCCCCCACTCCCATCGAGGCGACGAGTTCGTCGCTGAACTGCCGGCTGGTGTCGTAGGCCTTGGCAATCATGTTCTGGGTGAACTGCTGCAAGCCCTCCTGGCCGCCCTCGATGGCCGCCTGTTCCAGGGCCTTGCGAATGATGGAATAGGCCAGCCCGACCGATTGGCCACCAAGGGGCCGCAACAGGTTCTCGATCGGCGCTATGTCGGTGGCGCCGGGCAGCATGCCCATGACGGCGGCCCGCGCCGCGACCTCGTCGGGAACGCCCTTCTCCATGGCCGCGTCCAGGGCCTCGCCAGCGCCCATCGAAAGCGCGGTGACGGGAAGCATGACCTGGCCGATGCCGGGGATAAGGCGAGCGGCCACGAAGGTGCCGGTCGACCCGATGCCGCGGGCAACCTGTACGATGAACTCTTTTTCATGATGGGGGGGGATGGGGAAGGTTTCGGCCGCGAAGTCTTCGACGGCCTGACCCGCCTTGACCAGCGGGTTTTCCTTGAGGGGGACATCGAGGCCAAAAGCCTTCGGAGTCTCAGCGAGGAAACGGCGGGTTTCCTGGATCGCGAATTCCGGGTTGGAATAGAAATCCTGCTTCATGAGGGAGCGGCCGACCCGGGCGTTTTGCTGGACCAGCCGCTGCGCTTCGTCCTGGTTGCCGGCCCGCATCGCAGCCTCGATCTGGTCGAGCGCGGCAAGATCCTCGTGGTAGGAACTGGGATAGGTGATTCCCCCAAGGCCCGTTAAGACGGTGGCGACGCCCTTGATGGCCGCTTCGGGAACCCCCCGGGCGGTCGAGGCGGCAAGGCTCGGCCCCAACTCTTCCTCGATCGCTTGCGCAATCATGTCGTCGGTCATGCCGGCGGGAAACTCGACGGGGCCGATTCCCTCGACCTCGACGATCTGGGCCGGCAGTTCGTGGGCCTGCGGGCGCGGCGCGGCCTCGCGGGTGGCGCTGTAGGGTGATTCCCCGCCCTGGAGCCAGGCGTCCGCTTCCTGCGGCGTCTTGAGGCCGAGGGCGTCCGGGTTCTCCCCGGTCTCCCGCATGAAGGTTTCGCGCCACGCTGGGTCTGGGGCCTGGGGCGCGGCGGGTGTCGGTTCCGGCCGCGCGAAGGCCTGCCAGGGCTTCCGGCCCGGACGCTCGAAGGTGGGCACCGGCTCGGGGCCGGGCATGGCGGCGGCAAGCGGCTGCTGATAGTCGGGAACCTCGCCGGGGTCCATGTTGCCGCGCACCCTGGGGTCCCGCGCCTCGCGAGCCTGGACGTCGGCAAGCGTCGGCATGTCCCGTTTCGGCGCATCATTTGATGCAGAAAATTGGGACATGTTAATTTTTGGCCCCTCTCGGGAGGCGGGAAAATTCAACACGGGCGGCGCCGCCTCCGGGATGAACGACGCCGGTTGCAGCTTCGGGCGGGTAGGCTCGAAGGTCTGGGCCGGCCGGCGGGGGGCCGGCTCATAGGTGGGCGCAGGATCTGCGGGGGCTGGGGCCTGGGGGGCAGGCTCAGGTTCCGGGCGGTTCAGCGGCATCAGTTGCGCCGGCCGGGCCTCGCCCAAGGCAACCCGGAAATTCTCCATGCCACCGTACTTCTTGAGCGTCTTGTCCAACGCCTCGCGGTAAAGCTGCCCTTCTCGGGAGGCGGAGCGGTGGCCGAGGTGCGTGACGCCGTTTTCGGTGCGCGTCGGCGGAATCCTGGAACGCAGCTTGTCCAGCTGCTCCAGGTCGAACCGCGCGATCGTGCGTGCCGTCTCGTCCATTCCGCCGCTCCAACTGTAAGGGGGACCCGTCGCCTTAATTGCAAAACCGCAGTCGATGGATTATTCTGGTGGTGAAGATTGCCGGTGGGGCTCAATTTTCGGAGTGTTGGCGCATGATCACGAAGCTTCTTGCAATCACCGGACTTGTTCTCGCCACCAGTGGCGCGGTGGCCGCCGAGCAACCGGCTCCGGTCGACAACCCGCCGAACCCGGTATGGGGAGGGATCGGAGTCCACCCCGACGATTTCGGGGGGAACATGAAGGCTATCCCCTATGACCCGGCATGGGGCGGGATTGGTATGCACCCCGACGATTTCAAGGGAAACCAGAGCCCGATTCAGCCTGCGGCTCAGCCCTCGTCCAAATAGCCTACTGAACGAACCCTTTCCCCGGCACATACCTGCGGGTCGGGGTGGACGGGGCTGGCGCGGCCCCGTTCGTTTGTGGGACCGAGATCAGTTCGTTGACCATGGTCTGTGCCTCGGCCCACTTTTCCTCGGCGGAACGCTGGTCCTGGAAGTCGGCGCTCATCGCGGTAAACAACCGCTGCACCACCTGGGCTCGGGCATAGGGGCTGCTCTTGGCCGTGGACATCATCTGCCACGCTTCCCGGGCATCCTTGGCGACGCCTTTGGTAACCAGCCATTCGGCGGTCTGCACCGACGCCGGCTGCGTCGTCTTGTCGGTCTTCAACATTTCCTGGGGCTGCGGCAAACCCTGGTAGCCGAACTGGTTGGCCGGGGCCTGCTGGCCGGGCTTGAAGTGGCGGCCGACGATTTCCCGCATCGCGGTTTCCATGGCCTGCTTCAGGTCGCGCGGCCGGCCCTCGTAGAGCTTGGAATACTTGGTCCAGGTGTCGGCAAGATCGCGTTGCGCGTTGGCGTTCGAAAGGATGTTGTCGGGGATGGCTTCGCCGAACCGCTTCGCGTACTGCTGCGCCATGTCGGGCTGGCCGGCGGCGATATATTTCATGGTCTGGTCGAAGACCTGGACGTCCTGGGCGTCCTGGTCGAGCGACATCTGGGCGCCCTTGGCGGCGTGGCCAGGCGTCTGCATATAGGTCGAGGCGAGGCTTCGGCGCGTCACCGGCTGCGGGGATGGGGGCTGCTGGCTCGATGGGCCGACCGCCGGCTGTTGCGCCGGAGTGGCCTGCATCGGTTGGGCTGGCTGTTGCCCACCCGTGGGCTGCGCCGGTTGCGGCTGGCCGACGGCGCGCAGCGGCGAACCCTGGGACATGGACCGGATGTTGCGGTCCAGCGCGGCGTCGTTGGTCATTTTGGCTTCGGCAGAGGCCCGCTCCAGGTCCTGCATGTCGCGGAGCGCTTCGCGGTCGGACTGCTGGGCGCGGCGCTGCAATCCGCTGTCACGGCCAACCTGATAAGGGTCGCGCTGCAAGTATTCGACCATGGGTTCCTCCTAGACCGTCATCTCTCTGACCCGGTCGCCGTAGCGCGATTTCCGGGCTTCTTCCTTCTCGGAGTTGGTGAGGAACGCCGAGATGTCGCCCAGCGCCTGGCCGCGCGCGCCGACGTTGGCCAGTTCGGATTTGGCCTTGGTGTCGGCGGAACCCAGCGCGGCGGCGCCGGTAGCCCGCCCCGACGAGGTGTCCAGCATGGCCTGGTTGCCGGTGGCGTCGAAATATTCCCCGGACAGCCGGGCCGCGGCATCGTCCTGCGAGGAACGGTTCTCGTCGATGAACTGGTTCTTGACGCCGGTCTCGACGCCCCGCATCACCGCGACCTGGGCACGGCCGGCGCCGCGGAGCCCGCCGGAGTTGAGCGTTCTCCGGGTGGAACGGCTGGTGTCGTCCAAGCTGGCCTTCTGGGTATCGGTCAGCAGGTAAGGGTTGCCTGCAACCGTGACTTTCAGGCGCTGGACGGCCGGTTCGGACAGCGCCTTGCTTTCGTCGTAGCGGGCCTCGGCGTTGGCATTGCCCTCGCGGATCGCGGCGGCTTGGTCCTGGTAGCCCTGGGAGACCTTGTTGGCGGCGTTCTTATTGGCTTGCGTCGTCATCGCCGTGGTGGCAATGGGAACGACGACGTCGGAGATCAGGCCTCCGGTGCCCAGGGCCTCGTCGATGAACCCGGCGAAACTGCTCCACAGTCCCATGTCAGCCTCCCGCCATGCCCGTCCCGGCGGAGCGCAGGGGCGAACCCATGGCCTGCATCGGGTTGGGCCGGCTCTGCGGCATCGCCGCCGCCGATCCCTTGTTGATCATCTGGCGCACCAGCTGGACCTGCTCGGGTGTCGCGACGCCTTCGGCGATGGCCGACATGGCTTCCAGCATGTCATTGCCCCAGTATGCCGTCGCCTCCGGGTTCATGACGTGCTCGGTTTCGTGAGCGGTGATGCGGACCGGCTCGATCTCGGGCGAACCCTTGTTGGGGATCGGGCCGCCCATGCGGTAGGTCGAATCCCCCATGCCGCTGCCCGCCGAGGTGTCCTGGGAACCGGTGGAACCGCCGGGACCGGGGTCAGATTCGCTGGGGCCGCCACCGCTGTCGCCACCACCGTAATCGTCGGGGTGGGAACCGATGGCGCCTTCCGCCTGCGCGGTCTCCTCGCTCAGATCTCCTTCGGGCTGGGAAGGCGACGCTTCCGGGCCGCGGTTTGGGTCATATCCAGCCCCGCCTGGCGTCCCGGTACCCAAGCCGTAATCGTCTGGGTGGGAACCGATGGCGCCCATCGCCGTTGGATCCGATGGCTCATTGGAGCCCCCCGCAATTCCGGCGGCCCGCTCCAGGGCCCGCTTGTCCCGCGCGGCAATGGCCTTGTCGAAGTCTTCCTTGCCCACCTTGTTCGCCAGATTTACCATTGGGCCGATGCCGGGCAGCGCCATGTTGGCGGCGAGCCCGATACCTTTCTTTCCGTACCCTTCGACGGTCTCTTCCGGCATGCCGACGCCGAACACATCCCTGGCAAACGACCTGTTCTTCTCCTCCTGGCTCAGCTCCTCATCGGTCATGTCGGTGTACGACTTGCTGCCGGGCCCCACATTTTCCGGGCTCGGGCCGTCGCTCTCGGTGGAAAGCCCCAAACCGACGCCGCGCAGCGGGGACTCGATCGCAGCCGGCTGCGGTTCCTCCTCGACGTTGCCGGTGGCGTCCAGGGTCTGGGACATGAACCCGGGGAAGCGCGAGGTCTTGAACCGCGTCGAGGTGAAGCTCTTGCGAGGGTCGAGGGTGTTGGTGGCCATGGCGGTCTCCTAGCGTCTGAGCTGGTAGTTGAAGGTCACGGAATTTCCGAGGCCGGGAGCCACCGCGACGGTGACGGTGAAGCCGGCGGCGGTTTGTGCGATGGCCGTGACGCGGAACGCCCCCACGTCCGGAGTGCCGGTGATCGATACCGGCGACAGGACGAGATTGTAGACGGCGTCCGCCTGCGCCGCGGCGAACGTCGCCACCCCCGTCGTCGCGGCAGCGGCCACCGTGACGGTGCCGAAGATCCAGGAATCCAGCCTCGCCTTGTTCTCGTTGGCTTGACCGAAGGCGTAGGCCGCCAGGACGAACGCCTCGTTGGCTGTCGACTGTGCTATGGCGATGGTGCTGGTCGCCGGGTCTGGAAGGCTGTTTGGGTCGAACCCGGAATCGTCGAAGGCCTCGGAGCGGCGCAGGAATTCATCGTTTAGTTCAAACGACTTGAAGACCTCGAAGGCCCAATTCACCATGGCGGTGGAGTCTTCCTTGGCGTCTCCGGACTGGCGCGGGGGGCGGGGAATGGGCATCTACCACTCCAGCCGCTCGACCATCGCATCGAGGCGAACCACCTCGACGGGGCAGTCGTCGGTAACAACCCACTCGAACTGCCAGGTATCGGCGCAGCCGAAGCCGTCGAAGTCGACGAAGAATTCCCGTTCGCCGGCCAGGCCGAATGACCGGGAGACCCAAGGTGTCGGATCGCCGCCGTCGCGGATCGCCCGGATCCTGATTTCCCCGGCCGCCGTGTTGGTGCCGGTGCCGCGGCGCAGCCTGGCCCTGAGATTGGTCACCTCCGACGGCCCCCAATCGCCGAGGTGGGCGGTGCGGCCCAGCATCCTCTGGACCTCACCGGCCCAGGTGTAGGCGTCCCGGGTCACCTTGTAGATGACGCCCTCTCCACCGATGAAGGTGTCGTTCCACAGCGACCAGTGCGACCAGCCCGGCCACCGGGACGGTATCGAGGTGGAGGCGTCCCAGGCGTAGAGGCTGTACCAGCGCTTCCGCCGATAGTCATAGAGGAGCGTCACGCCCTTGGAGCCGTAGGGGTTGGTGGCGTGGGGTGCCTGCATCAGGATGAAGTTCTGGCCGGCAAGTCCAAGCGGCTTGTCGGGATGGCCGCCGACCCAGAAGTCGGTCCAGTCGTCGATGCCTTCGAGGATCTGGGCGATGTCGTCGCTCTGGACCCGGCTGCTCTGCCCGGAAACCCGGCTGAATTCCTTGACCGGGTTGACATACCACAAGGCGTTGTCGGCGAAGATCTGGCCGTAGGGCGCGAAGTTGCCGTCGCCCACCGACCAGCGCCGATAGAACGGCGTCTCGCCACTGGTCAGCCGCTCGAACTGCTCGATGCTGTCCGGCCCAGTCAGCATCAATTCGCGGAACCGGGTCACCAGGAGGCCGTTCAGCGGGTCCGGCTGGGTGTCGGCGGAAAACACGTCGAGCGGGCTCCAGGTGCGGTACTCCCCGGCCTCGCAATGCAGAAACCGCCCGGAATGCCGCTCGATCGCCACGGCGTAGTTGTCGATGAACCCGATGTGCGTGGTGTCGGGCGCGTCCTCGGACAGGATTTCTGTCTTCTCCCCGGCGAAGCGGATGGGTTTCCGGCCGGCCGCCAGCAACAGTTCGTCGGTGGTCTTGCCGAAGATGACGCGCAGCCCCCCGGAAATCGGCACCCCGGTCACGTTGGCGACGGCACCATTCCGGTCGACCTTGAAGAGGTTCCCGGAACTGGTCGCCGCCATCAGGTTGCCGCGCCAGTCGTGGAGATAGACCCGGCCATTGTCCCCCGGAAGGGTGCAGAACACGGCGTGCCCGGGGAACCGGCTGTGCCCGCCGGCCTCGTTCTGGAAGCCGTTCTCGATCGCGGCCTGGGCTTTGGTCAGCGCGGTCTCGTGGACGTTGGCAAACCACTTGGCCTCGATCGGGATGCGCTCCGTCCTCATCAGGAAAGCCTCGCCTCGCCGTGGACTTCCCAATTGATCGTGGTCGAGGCGGCGCCGGTCACCCTCAACTCGATCTCGGGACCGTTGGCGGCAAACGCGCAATCCCAGCCGGCCGTGGTCTCGTGGTCGGTGCCGATGGTGTCGGCCTGGAGAATGGAGCAGGCCCCGGCCACCAGGGCACCGTTGGCCGTCGCCGAGCCGCCGGCGGCATCGGTGATGATCTCGTTGTCCTCGAACTCGCCCTCGATGTCGCGCAGCGTCAGGGTGCCGGTCGCCCCGGAGTCGGAATCGGCGATGATCAGCGCCGTGGCTCCCGAGGTGCCCCCGGTCAGGGTGGAACCCAAAGTGAAGTTCGCGGTCTGGGTGTCATAGGCCAGGGTGGAACCGGCCCGCTTCACCTTGGCACCCCTCCAGTAGCAGGCGACGGAAACGCCGTTGCGCATGTTGCCGATGACGATGGCCTCGACGTAGCCGACCTGTCCGGGGTCGAGGCGGATCGCCCAGGCCTTGGTCACGTCGGCCGTCGTCGTCAAGCCCGAGGTGGCGTTCTTGAGGATGGTCCGCCCCCGCGTCCACTTCGTGCCTTCTCCGGCAACCGTGACGTCGGCATCCTCGATGCAGTCCATGGCCAAGACGTTGTTTAATGGCAGCGTCAGCGTGATGGCGATGCCGCTGATCTCCATGCCCCACAAGACGACGTCCTGGCAGGTGCCGGCGAAGGTCATGGAGCTGGTCGTGGCGTCGCCCTTGACCAGGGAACCGGAGATTTCGAGGCCGATCACGGTGTTGATGGCCTCGTTGTCGGTGTCGTCGTCATCGTCCACCGCGAGGTTGACGGTGTTGCCTGACCAGTGGCCGTGGATCTTGGTGTGCCTGGCGCCATTGACGTTCATGGCGGTGCCGGTGCAATCGGCGAAAGACAGGTCGAAGCGGTTGTGCCACGCCTTCATGTCCTCGAACCCGAGGTCGACGCCCGCCACCGAGCACAGGCTGACCGCGCCGGCCCAGGCGTTGCCCCGCCACTCGTCGCCGTCGGCCCCGTTGCCGGCGTCGCTGTCTCCATGCAGCTTGGCCCCGGTATCGCAGTCCTCGACGGAGAGGCCGACCCACGCCGACCGGCGCCCCCCCTTGAAATGCAGCCCGGTCTCGAAGCGCTTGACCAGGACATCCTCGAACACGGTCTCGTCGTTGGCCTTGGAGAAGACGCCGACGGACCCTGTTTGCAGGTCGACGCCGTCGAGCGTGAGGCTTCTCAGTCCGGCCCGGTCGCCGCCAATGGTAATGCACTCCGCCGCAGTCTGGCATTGCAGGATTGTGACGTCACGGCCGGCCCCGGCCAGGACGACGCCCTCGGCCAGGGTGAGATCGGTAAAGGGCCATGTTCCGGCCGGGATCATCACCCTGCCGCCGCTGGCTGCGGCACCGCAAGCCGCGACCAGGGTTGCGGTATTGGTTGCCGCGTCGTCGTCGGCCAGCGCCCCATAGTCCAGGGCCTGGATGAAATCATCGGCGCGATCGGCGAGGCTCCGGGCCGCGGTACCATCGGTGCCAGTGACCAGGGCGCCGGACGCATCGGCCCCGACCAGGGTATAGATCGGCGGTCTCACGATGCCGGTCTGGTCGGTGGTGTTGATTTCAAGATCGACCGGCTCCCCGGCGTAAAGAGGGATTGCCCACTTGCCATAGGTGACGCCGTTGCTGGTCAGGCTCAGTAGGGTCTGCGGGTTGGCCGCCGCAACTGTCAGCGCCTCGTCGGTGTAGACCGACGCCAGCGTCGATAGCCCGGCCTTGCGGATGCGCACAACGGCATAGGCATAGTGGGGTTGCCAAGTGTCGAAGAAGCCGATTCGGAATGCGGACATGGACGTTTTACTCCTCTTCCGGCCACGTCAGGGCCGGCAGTTCCGCGAAAACCTCTTCGATGGTCGGCATCGGCCTGGCGCCGCTCAGCACGTCGCCCAGGATGGCGTATCCGGCCGCCCAAGTGGCATCACGCGCGGCGAGGCAATAGGCCCCCTCGGCGGCGAATTGCGGGTTCGTGCTGGACACGTATGTGCAGGCGGAAAGAATACCGTCGTACAGTCTCGTTCGCGCGAAGGCGTCGAGACGCTCCTGGATGGCGGCGCTGAACCCAGCCTGGATTTGCTCGGGCGACTTCGGCGGCGGGGCCGGCTCCGGCACGACCGTCGCACCCAGCGCCGCAACGTTGTCGGGGTAGTCCAGCCAGTTGGCTGGGTATTTGGTGCCGTCGGCCCCACGAAACGGCCGCCCGGTCTTCACCAGTTCCGGCGTCGCGCCGGGGATTGAATAAAGGGTCATCTTCTCCGCCCTCTCCTAGTCACGGCACGTCGGTTGAGGAATTAGCTGTCGTCATGTTGACCAGCGTCCAGTTGTTGCCGTTGCCGCTGTCGTCGGCCCCAAGAGTTGTCGTGCTCGTCGGATCTTCGAAGCGCAGCCGGAACCCGTAAGTCCCGAACGAACCCGTGTAGTCGACGGGTTTGCCGCCGGCGTCGTGGAAATTGCTGTCGGCCAGTTTCAGGCCGTCGATCCAGTGCAATTCGTCCATCTGGCCATTCCAGTCATAGGTGCCGACGCCCGGCAGATAGTCACCGATGATGGACGTTGTGGCGTAGCCGAACACCTGCATGTTGGTGTTCTGGGCCGGGCGGGTGTTGGTGGCGAACGAACTGATCTCCGTTCCGTCAATTTCCAGAGAAAACATATCCGCAGCGACCGGCTGCGTCGTATCGACGCCGAGCGTACCATAGTGCCAGGCGGTGTCAGTGAAGGTGGCGTTGGTGATGATGGTGGTGTTGATGGAGCCCCCCGCGCCATTCGAGACCCGGAACCGGTTGGACCCGTCGATATGAATCTCGAAGGTGTTGTTGGCAGATCCGTCGCCAGCACTGAAAATGTACTGCACGCCGTTTGAGGCCCGCTTGAAGTAAAATGGGACGGTGAACGTCTTGCGGTTTCCGCTGGTCCCCATCAGGCGCGAAAGCCGCTGGTCGCTCGCCGCCGTAAAGGTCAGAGAACGGGCGTTCGAAAGCCCGCCAGCCATCATCATCGGCGCCCCGAAAAGCATGGCCTAGCTCCAATTCTTCAGCAGCTTCGCCTCGATGTGCGTCGCGTCGCGGACCACTCCAACGAGGGTGTCCCTGGCCGAGTTCGATGCCGTCACGCTTGGCGCGGTACCGCCCTCAAAATCCCAATAACTGCCGAACGCCAGTGTCTTTGGGCTGCTGGCATGCTGGGTGAAGCGCACCACGATTTCCTGTCCCGCCGCCGGTAGGTTCGTCGGGTTATCGAGCGTCGTGTTTTCAGTGAAAGTGTGGGAGAAAAAGTTTCCCGCTGACGCGTCAATTGCAATGTGGGCCGACGCGCTGGTCAGCGGAACGTCAGCGCCCCGCTGCGCCTTGGTGAAGGACTGCGCCACGGCGAGCTTGGCGACATTCGTCAGGTTTGCACCGTCGCCGGTCGGGGCCAGCACGTCGATGCCGATATCGAGGCCCATGGCGGTGCGCATGGCGGCGGCGGCCAGAAGCTCATAGGCGGTTCCCCCGGTATTGACCCTGGGGAACTTCAGCCCGTTGCCGGACGGGTCCGGGAGATCGAAGAGGGCGGCCAGAACCGAGACGTCGGTGGCCTTTTCCAGATACCCGGCGCTGACATCGGTGGCAAACACGTCGCTCTCATGGAAGGCGGTGACGATGTACCAGTCGTTGCTGGCATCATCGGCGACGACGATGTCGTTGGGGACGTAAGCGGTGTCAGTGACCCAGGCCCCTTTCCAGCGCATGCCCCCCCAGATGATGCCGGTGCTGTGGTCGGCAATGGAGAGTTCCGAGATGTCGGCAATGACGGGGCCGTCGATATAGACCGGCTGCTCGATCTTGCCGGCGCTGTCGAGGATCTGGGGGTTGGCCAGCGTCCCGGTCCCCGCCGGCGCGTCGTATAGTGTGGCCAGCGTCGTCGTCTTGGCACCCGTCGCCGACACCGTGTAGAAGTTGACGGTGGCCCCGATATAGAGCGGGTTGGCCAGATTGAATTCGGCGATGGCGAAACGGGTCATGAAAAATTCGGCATGGAAACCGCCTCCTTCAGGAAGCGGAGGAAAGACCGCCCCTCTTTGAGACAGATGTTGAACATTTCCGTAAATGCCTGTACATAAAAGGAATGTTTGAGTGCGCCTACCGCTATCGCTTTTACCCGACGCCAGATCAGGCTGCTTTCCTGAGCCGCACGTTCGGGTGCGTCCGCGTGGTCTATAACCGGGCTCGCGCCGCCCGCGAAGCGGCGTGGGTTGAGCGGAAGGAATCCGCCGGATTTATCCAGACGAACGCCTTGTTGACGGCGTGGAAGAAAGACCCGGACCTCGCATGGCTCAACGAGGTTTCGAGCGTGCCACTGCAACAGGCGCTCCGGCACCTGGACACGGCCTATCGCAACTTCTTCCGCAAGACGGCCCGCTACCCCGGCTTCCGCCGCAAGGATGGGACGCAGTCGGCGGAGTTCACCAAGAGCGGATTCAACTACCGCGATGGCCGGCTGAAGCTGGCGAAGATGGATATGCCTATCGATGTGGTGTGGTCGCGCGATCTTCCGTCTGATCCGACGACCGTAACGGTGATCCGCGAGACGGATGGCCGCTGGTATATCTCTCTCAAGGTGATCGTGCCGACTGAGAAATTGACCGGTGGCGGCGAAGTCGGGATAGACCTCGGCCTGACCGACCTCGCGATCTTCAGCACCGGAGAGAAGATCGCCAACCCGCGTCATTTGGCAAAGCGCCAAGAGCGCCTTGCACGCGAACAGCGGCGTATGGCGAAGAAACAGAAAGGATCGAAGAACCGGGCGAAGGCCAGACTGAAGGTCGGCCGCGCTTATGCCGCCGTGCACCATGCCCGGCAGGACTTTTTGCACCAACTGTCTACTCGATTGATCCGCGAGAACCAAGCGATCTACGTCGAGGACTTGGCGGTGGCCAGGATGCTCAAGAGCAAGCGCATGTCCCGTTCCATCGCCGATGCCGGCTGGGGCGAGCTTCGGAGAATGCTTGCCTACAAAGCCGCGTGGTATGGGCGGACGCTGGTCAAAATCGACCGATGGTATCCATCCACCAAGACTTGCAGCGCGTGCGGGACAACCGGACATGTTCTTACCCTCGCCGATAGAGAATGGACGTGCCCGGACTGCGGAGACCATCACGACCGCGACGTGAACGCGGCGCTGAATATCCTAAGGGCCGGACAGGCCCGGTTAGCCTGTGGAGAGACTGTAAGTCGGTTTGGAACTTCGGTTTCAACGCTCGTCTCCGTGAAGCAGGAACCTGCGTTGCGAAACTCAGGAATCCGCCCTCTTTAGGGGGCGGAGGATGTCAAGGCCACATCCTGTCTGCCAGAGTGGGTTCACCGAAATCTTCGTTGCTGTCGCAGATCGGCGGTTCGGTGTCGTGCTGCCGGTTCTCGAAGGCCAGCAGCTCGTCGAGGTGCTGTTTCGCGATGGCCTCGCGCAGCCGGAAGAACCCGGCGCCCAGGTTGCGGATCGGACCATTGCCCAGCCAGGCGGCCAGCTTGTGAACGAGATAGGCCTGCCAGGACAGCCTGAGTTGGTGGCTGCTGGTTTCCTTTCTCGGCGACGTCAGGTCCGGCCCGAAGGTCTGGACGTCGAGAAGGATGGCATAGCCCGCCGTGGTATCGCCAAGCGTCGGCCAGGTGTGCATCGTCGGCGTGTTGAGGCGGTCGATCCATACCAGTTCGGGACTGCCCGCCGCATCGCGGTCGGCGATGTCGGTCCAGGACTCCCGGGTGACGATGGTGACGGGACTCTCGTTGCCGTTGGGATCGACGAGCCTCGCCGCGACCGGGAACTGGATGCCCTCGTCCGGAGCATCCGATGCCAGGGTTGCGATCAGATCATAGCTCTGCGTCGTGGCGGTCAGGGGAATGCTGAGGGTGTCGGGGATCAGCCAGAAGCAGCGTCCGGCCCCCGACAGGTGGGCGACGGTGAGGTCAAGCCGGGCCAGGGCACGGCGCAGGTGTTCGGCCCCGGCGCCCTGCTCGTTGGCCGAGATGACGCCGATGTCTTCCAGCGCCATCTCGCAGATCTGCTTGGCATTGAACCTCGTCGACATCTAGGCGGCCTCGTCCTCTTCCCACAGCTTCTTCAGGTCGGCATCGCCCAGGTCCTCGGCCTCGGCGTCGCCGACCCCGTCCTTCTCGACGATGGGTTCCGGCTGCGCCGTGGCTTCGGTGAGGAAGTTGACCAGGGCTTCCTTGCCGTTGCGCTTCGAGAGCCCCATGCCGCCCTTCAAGGCGACCGCGCGGATCACCAGGGAATCGACGCTCAGTTCCTCGAACTTGGCGATGCAGCAGCCGCGCGGGATCGGCGGCGGCAACTGGCCCTCGGCCGGCTTCGTCGCCGTGGCGTGGACGTCGAGCCTGGAACCATCCTCGCGGTAGACCTCGAAATTACGATCAGCGTTGCCGAGCCGGATGGCGTGGGCCGCCGGCATCTCGACCTTCTGGTTTTCCAGGAACGCATAGGTGACGACGTGGTCGTTATCGAGCAGGACGTCGTGGCGCCTGGGAACGTCGAGGCTCCTGGCGGTGCGGTCGAGGACCAAGAGGACATCTTTCTCCTTCTCCGGCTTCGCCTTCTCCGGGGTGTTCATGGTTAGGTCTCCTTTGCCAGCGTGGTAAAAATCGAATAAAAAAATGGGAAAAAGCCGGCCGCCTCGCGACGGCCGGACGGAAATCTCCGTTCTAGAACACCGCGAGTTGGAGCGGCAGCACGATGAAGCCGGCGGCGGTGTCGGTGCCGCTCGACAGCGTGTAGTCGATGGACTTGCAGGTGCCGTCGCCGATGTGGGGGCGGATCACGTACATGCCCTCGTCTTCATTGGTGTTGCTGCCTTCGGCCACGGCGGCGATGGTGCCGGCCCCGGCCACCAGGGCGCCATAGGTGAACTCGACATCACCACCGGTGAGATCGACGAAGACCGCGTTGGTGCCGACATCGAAGCCGACGGTGGCCTGGGCCATGCCGGCGAGAGTCAGGGCCATGGCGGCCATGATGCCATTGGCGTCGAACCCGGCCTCGGTGCCGATCCCAAGCCCGACGTCCATGGTCTCGGTGGCGTCGAGGGTTTCGACATAGACGCCGAGGCCTTGCGGCAGGATCATCTCGCCGGCCTCGAGATCGAAACCGGTGTCGGTCTGGGTGTTGTCGTCGGTGTCGGCGATGTCGAACGGGATCACCAGGACGCCGGTCAAGGCGTTCCGGTCGATGTAGATCTCGTTGAGACCCGACGGTTTGACGGTCTTGTAGCGGAACGGGTGTCCCGACGGAGCCTTGCCGTAGATATCGACGCTGGCGACGGTCTCGGCGGTGCGGAACGAGATCAGGCCGTTGGTGATGGACACCGGGTTGGAGGCCGCGGCGCCTTCTTCATCGACGATGGCGACCTTGGCGGTGCCGCCGGCGGCGGCGATGTAGGCCACACCGCCCGCATCCTGGATAACCTCGCGGGTGAGGTGGTCGTGGAGCTGGATGCTCCAAAGCTTCTGTCCCATAGGGAACTCCTTTCGTTGGGATGGCGACGGGAAGGAAGGGGGGCACGAAGGCCCCCCGGTGGCTCAGGTGGCGGCGGCGGCGGTCTTCACCGTCAGCGTCCCGAAGTCCTCCTTCTGGGTGTCGATGCTGCGCTGGAACCGCGGCTTGAGGAGGCCGAACTTGCGGCCGAAGGCGATGCCGGGGCGGTTGCCGTAGTCCTTGGTTTCCTCCCGCGTCACCGCGTTGCCGATGGTCGCGAAGCCCATGGCCTGGGCGCCAAGCAACTGGGCCTGGGCGCCGTGCACGGTACCGGTCGATCCCCAGCGCGACCCGCTGGACAGCCCCAGGGTGTTGAACACCTTGTTGTGGGCATGGATCACGACGCCGTCGACCACAGCGATGGCGTTCTTGAACAGGGGGTTTTCCTTGCCCCGTTCGGCCGCGCTCTTGACGATCGCCTGATAGGTGGGGTCGAGAACGAGGTCGCGGCGCTGCTCCGAGGAAACCAGGAGCACGAAGTATTCCTTGCCCCCGGAATTGATCGGCTTGATCAATTCGCGCTCGGCCTTGGCCTTGGCCCGGACGATGACGGACCAGCTCATCTTGTCGTCGGCCGAAAGCGTGGCCTCCGACGTCGCCGAGCCGGCATAGAGGATGCGGTTCGTGGTCGGCGCCACGACCTGGCCGGCGAAGGCCAGTTGGGTGAGCTGGCTGGCGCCGCGGGCGGAGCCGTTCAGCTTGAGGCTATAGGCGCGGCCGGCGATGGTGAGGAACATCAGTTCGTCGAGCTTGTTGCCCATCCAGAAGCTGAGCTTGCCCTTGGCCTGGGCGCGGAAGCGGATCACCGTCTTCTGTTCGCTCATCTCGCCTTTCGAGCGAACGCCGTGGCGCAGCATGTCGATGTTGATCTCTTCCGTGTCGTTGACGAGGGCTTCCTCGTTGTCTTCCAGCTTGTTGTCGGCGGCGACGCCGTCACCTTGCAGGTCGGCCACCAGCTGCATGATGCAGCGGGCGCCGCGCTCGGTTTCGGTGAGTTCGGTGATGCGATGAACAGGGGTGTTCATGTCGGTGGTGTTCTTGCCGACGAACCCGTTGCTCATCCAGTAGTTCTTTTCGCGCGCCTCCTGGTAGGTCTGGGCGGCCCAAAGCGTCTTCTGGGCAAGGCTCATGGCGCTGAAATCGGTGGCAGGCATAGGTGATCTCCTTTCCGCACCGCTCCGGGCCAGGAGGCGCGGAGGCGGCTAAAAAGCGTTTCTGGCGATTTGACGCTGGATCCCCTCGGGAAGGGCCGCGATCTCGTCTTCGGTCATGGTTCCCGATTCGATGCGGGCTTCGATCGCCGCGATGTCCGTGGTCGCGGCGCCGTTGCCCAGGGTCGAGACGTCGATGGGATGCTGTTCGGCCAGGTCGATCTTGGCGTTCCGCGCAAGCGCGGCCGGGCTCGGCGTGGGGTTTCCGGGAGAAGCCTTCGGCGTCAGGGGGCCGACCCACTGCGGGCCGTAGGTATCCGTCAGACGGGCCATCCTGTCGCGGAGCACCAACTGTTCACGGGACGGCAACGCGCCGTCTTTCCCGTAATGCAGGGGCGTGCCTTCCGCCGCGAGTTGCGCGGCCGCCTCGTTTTCGAGGTAGTCCCACCGGGCCCGCCCGACCGGCGTGTTGGCCGGGATCAGGAGGGTATAGGGGTGGGCCTGCTCCATCGCGGCGGTGCGTTCGTCGACGATCAGGCTGTTCTCGGTGACGGTGTCGGGGGCGCGTTGCGGCTGCTTCATGCTTTCGCGCAGCGTCCATTTCTCGTCCTCGAGGACGGCCTGCCGGCGGGTCAGTTCCGCATAGGTGATCGTGGCGGCGTCGTACTGTTCGGCGTTGGCGGTAATCTCCGCCTGGATTGCGCCGAGACGCTGGGCCGGATCGGTATGCTGCGGCTGGGCCTCCTGCTGCCGTGCCTTCGGTTGCTGGGGCCGCGAGACCAGGCCTTCGGCGAGACCGCGCAGGTAGCGGGCATCATCCTCGGCCTTGCGGCGCTTGCCAGCTTCCTCGTCCAGCCTCTCCTTCGGAACCATGATCGGTTCATGGCCGGCCTTCTTGGTGTCGGCTGCCGGCTGAGTTGCCGGGGCTGCCGGGGTTTGGGCGGCTTCTTCGTTCGCGGGCTTGGCGGCCTCGGCCTCCAATTGGCGAACCAGAATGTCGTCCGGGTCCTCGATGGCCGTTTCGGGTTTGGCGGGCTCGGGGTTGGGCTGAGCTTCGGGCACAGTGGTGGTGTCGGTCTTCTCGGTCATGTCATCCTCATCTCGCTGGGATCGGTGCGGAAGCGCCCTTCACGCCAGGCGGCGGCGGGCCCGTGTCGTGGGCCGGACGGGAAAATGAACAAACGAATGGAAGGGCCACCCCGGGGGATGGCCCCATCGTCCTGAAATTGGACGGGATTACTTCGGGGTCTTCGCCGCCTTCTTGGCGGCCCTGGGCTTCGCCGCCGGCTTAGCGGGTTTCGCGGGGACTTCGACCTTGGCCGGCGCAGGCGGCGCCGCCACGGGTTCCTGGACGGGTTCGGCTTCCGGATGCTTGGCCACGGCCGTGTCCTTCATCTCCGTCTTCACGACCGGCACCGGGGCTGGACCCGGGAGAGGCTGGCCGGCATACCCGGCCCGGAACGCCTCAGCCCAGATCTGGTGGGGCCGTCCGTCTTCCATGTCGCGCGGGAACGGGTTCGGGAAATCCGGCAGCCCGATGGCGCGGGCCAGCGCGCCGGCCTTGTGGCCGGCCGTCACGTAGTCGGACGCCGGCACGTTGCAGAGCGCGGCATAGAACTGCCTCGCGTGTTTCGGGGAATGAGAGGTGATGGCGGCTTCGATCAGTTTGTTCAGCATGTCCCTATCCTCAATGCAGGCTGGGTTTCCGCTCGCCCTGAGCGGCGAAATAGAGTTGCTCCGGCTTCGGGTCGAGGACCTCGCGCATATGGTGGTGCCAGCACACCCAAGCCTCCTCGGCCTGCTCGATCCAGTGGTCGGCGCCGGCCTTGACGATGTCGACGAAGTCGTCTTCGATCTCGACCGGGAACTGCGGGTCTCCACCGTGGTCTATCCACAGCAGAACCAGGCGTTCCGGGTAGCCGCTGCGGCCGGACAACACTTCCTCGACCGTGGGCTCGTGCCAGTCCGTCCACACCGCCAGCCATGCGCCGTCGTGATGGAGGTGATGGTTCAGCGCCTGGATCAGGGTGATGGCCATCTCCTGGTAACCCGGCGATGGCGTCAGGCCGACGGACCGCATGACTGGCGTCCCGTTGTCCCGGACCCACACCTTCCAGTGGCGGCGATCATCGCCCCCCATGTTGAAGTTGGCCTCGTCACCAAGCCGGGCGTTGAGGACGTCGGTGTCGAGCAGCTTGTCGTCGAGTCTGTGCCCCATGGATTCCTCTATTGCATCGGTGGGACCTGGACCGGCACGCCGCCCGGTTCCATGCCCTCATCAAGGGATAGCGCCTTGGTCTGGTCGGTGATCGTCGGCATCTGCGGGACCGCGCCGGCGCCGCCGCCGAGCCCGAGTTGAGCCAAGCGCTCCTTGAACTCCTCCTTGCGGGGGAGCGAACTCATGTCGATGATGATGTCGATGACGGCCGGCAGCACCTCGGGCGCCATGCCGCCCATCTCCTTGAGCAGGCCCAGCGCTTCCTCGTACTGCGCATTCTGGAAGGTCTTGGCCATCGGCGTCTCTTCGACGGTGACCGTGTATTTTCCCAGCGTCACGTCGTTCAGACGGTCGCGGATGGTCTTGCCCAAGGGGTCGGTCATCGACTGGTTGATGACGAGGCGGGCGTGACGGCCGTCCTCACCCAGGATGCGGAACACCCGCTCCTCGGTGTAGTGCTTCTGGACCAGCTGCAGGAACTTGCCGCCCAGCAGGGCCGCGGTGCGCGACCAGTTCGTGGAATAGAGTTGGATCGCAATCACGGCCTGGCGCTGGCGGGCCTCGATGGCGCGGCCGGACTGGACCTTGTCGAGGTCGCCCATCGCCGATTCGTTGACCCCGGCGATGTCCGGGATCTCCTCGCCGGCGGTCTCGCGGGCGCGGATCTGGCCCTCGTTGGCGCCCTTCGCCTCGATCGCGGTCGGCGCGTTCTTCCCCGCCTTGTATTCGATGGTGACGCCGGGCTGGGAACCATACTTCTTGAGGTTGCGCTCCTGGATCGGATCGAGGCTGCCCTGCTCGTAGAACCAGCCGCCGTTGGCCAGCCGGGTCAGACCCAGGATCTCGGCGTTGCGCCGCTTGTTGTACTCCTTCTGGGGGTCGATCAGGTCGGCCACCATGCCGCGGGTCTGCCCCCTGCGGAAGTACGGGAAATATCCGTTGAGCGTGTAGGAGTCGTAGGGCGAGAAGCCGTCGAACACCATGACGTCGCCGATGAAGGTGGACCAGCCGATGCGGGTCATCGGGCGCTCGGCGACGCGCAGCGGGTTGCCCAGCCGTTCCGCGAAGTACACGCACTTGTCGATCCACTCGCTCCGGGTCTGGACGCCGTCGGTCAGCTTGGCGACGGTGGCCTCGTCGGGGATGATCTTGCGGTCGCCGGTCTCCAGATCGATGAACACCTCGCAGTTCTCGGTGACCTTGTATTGGGTGTCGAGCAGCCGGACGTTCCGCCGGTAGGGGTCGACGAACTCATGGAAGGCCTGCATCACGGAGCGGCGCTCGTCGTAGCCGCCCTCGTCGAAGCCGAACCCGGTGACCGGCCGGATATCTTCGCTCGGGATGTTGACGTAACTGGACGGGAACGAGGAATAGCCGTCGGTCCGAAACAGGTTGCCAACCAGGTTCTCGGCTTCGGGGCCGTAGCCGTAGCGGACCTCGGCCAGGCTGACCCAGCGCGATTCGAAGACGAAGCTGCCCTTGTTGACGTCGTACTCGGTGAGGTCGGGGTCGACGTAGATTGAGAACGGGTCCTTGCTGTTCATCGCGATTTCGCCGAGGTCGTTGTCGGTGAAATCGAGGCGGGAATCGAACCATCCCCGCCCCGTCACGATGCCGTCCATGATCACTTCGGTATCGACGAAGGCATTGCTGCCCATCTTCGAGACTGTCTTCCAGATCTGGCTGATGGCCTCGGCAACCTGCTGGGAGCCCATGTCGTCGAGGCTGGGCATGAACTGCAAGTCGGTTCTGTTGTTGGCGAAGAAGCCGAGGACGAGGCGGACCAGCCGGCCAATCTTGTTGAAGGTGTAGCTGGGCTGGCGCCTCGCTTCGAGGGCGGCCCTGATCTCTTCCTTGACCTGCCGGCTTTCCAGGAAGTCGTAGCATTCCTTGGCCACCGTCGCCCATTTGGCGTGGGCCTCGGCGGCGCGCACCCAGCGGTCAAGGTGGAAGATGACCTTCTGGGCGTCCTGCGGCGGCAGTTTACGGGGCGGGATCGGGCCGAACAGCATTGCCTACTGCTTTCCCCAGAACTCGGCGTAGATCAGGATGGTGCCCGAGGAAGACAGCACCGACAGATTGGCGACGCCTTCGCAGCCATAGACCCGGGACGCCCCGCCATCGGCGGCGGCCGGCACCAGGATCGAGGCGGACCCGTCGGTGACGTCTCCGGTCGCCGCGGCGGCGGTGCCGTCGGGTTTCAGGTAGAAGGCCGTCAGGCTGGTCGCCCGGAAACACACTGCCCCGGACGGGACGGCGATGCTCTCGGCGGTGGAGGCGTCGACCTGGCGCGCCAACACATAATCCGGGACAGGCGGCGGCCGGTCTGGAGTGTAGGGCTTCATGGCTCCTCGCTTTCGGCAGAGGATTCCTGGGGCTCATCGACCTTGTCGGAGCCCCTGTCGATCTGGGTCAGCCAGAACTCGCAATCCTGCAAGGCGCCGGCGTGGGCGTCGTGGGCCGCCTTGATGGTCACCATCTCGGCCTGCAAGATTGCGATCCTGGCCTCAATCTGCTTGCGGCTGATCATCACGAACCGCCGCAGGCCTTGGAGGTGTGCAGCGGGATGAAGTAGGCGGTGCCGCCGATCCTGACCCGAAGCGTGTGGGTCTTGGCGATGCCCGTCTTGGCTTCGGCCTCGAACAGGTCATCGGTGCCGGCGGCGACGCCGGTTCCGAGTTCGAATAGGTAGCCGTTCGCGTTGAAGGTCGCGGCCGCGGCGCCGCTGACATTGCCGTGCAGAAACGCAGTCGCCGTTCCGGTGTCGGCGCTGGTCGGCATTACGATCTCGGACTCCAGGGGCGCGTAGCTGCCCTCGGTGCAGCCCGCCGAGAGCGACATCTCCGCGACCAATGCCGACCCCAGCCCGGTGACCCGGCCGCTGGCCCCGAATACGGTTTCGGCCTTGAGGGCGTTGGCCCAACCGCCGAGAGCGACGTTGGTGTCCAGACGATACCGGGCACGGCCCCCGACCCCGCCGATTCCGGTAAGGGTGGTGTTGACCAGGAGGGACTCGACGCTGGTGCTGGCCGCCGTGCTGGCGCTGGTGAACGCCAGTTTGCGGTTGCTGTCGGGGACCAAGGCCTTCTCTGCCACGATCGTGCCGGCGAGGGCGCCGTCAAGGAACTGGAGTTCGGCCAAGGCGAGACCGGATGCGCCGGCCGGAGCCCAATCGGTATTCAGGGCGTTGTCCGTGGCGCGATACCAGACCTTGTTCGTGGTGTCGAAGCAAAGCTGGCCCACGTATTCGGGAACCAGGGCGGCCACCGGGGTGCCGGCGTTCTCGACATACGCGAAATACTTCCGCATCAGCGGGAACGTGATATCGGCGGTGGGAAACTTCTTGTCGAACAGGGTGCGGCTCAACATCGGGACTCTCCTTTCTAGACGGCGTCGAAGCTCGCCGGCATGTCATCCATGGAATCGTGGGGTTGGTCGGTGGAGGCGGCGCCCAGGTTGCCCATGACCTCGTCGTCGGGGCTGTAGCCCTGGGCGAATTGCCGGAAGGAATCGGCGCCGTGAACGTGGATGTCCTTGTGGTGCCGGTCCGCCCACCGCCCCAGCTTCTCGTCCCAATCGTGCCGGTAATTGTCGAGGTCGAGGATGCCATCGGCGCACTTCTTCTCGTCGAACCAGCATGACCCGAGAACCTGGCGCACCGCCTCGCGGCCGTCCTCGATGCGCTCGATGCGGGGCACCACGACGATCGGCCGGATGCCCAAGGCCTCGGCGACTTCCTTGCGGCTCTTGCCGCCCGTCGTGCTGAGTTCGCGGACCTCGGCGTCGTGAGGCAGGTAGTGCTTGCCGTAGACGTAGCCCCGCTCCTGCAGGACGCGGGCGTAGTGGTCGAAGCCGTGGCCGTGGTTGCGGTAGAAGTCGATGAACCGGTTCTCGTGGCGATACCGCTGGTGGAACCAGATCGTCATCATGTCGTTCATGCCGAGGTCCCAGAACGTGTTGACCGCCAGGCTGGGCTCCCAGGGCACGAAGCCGATGCGGCCCTGCTCGCGGACCCGGGTCATCTGGGTGGCGTAGTAGGCTCCCTCGATCGCCGCCTCGAAGGCTTCCTTCGGGGTCGAGGGGTGTTCCCGCTTCATGTCGTCGGTGAGGTCATGAAGTTTCTTCGCGTACCAGGACTTCTGTCCCCGATCGAGTGCGCAGCCCGTCTCCGCCATGACCGCGGTGAAGTAAGCCTCGTGCTCGTCGGTGATCACGACGTTGGCGGCGTCTGCGGGGGTCAGGCGGTTCCCCGCGTCCTGGAACCACCCGAAGAAGAAGAACTTCCAATCCAGCGCCGTCAGGGGCTTGCCCATCTCCGCCATCTTCTTGGCGTCCTGGCAGCGCCGGAAGAAGTCGCCGTCCTGGCCCTCTGCCGTGCTCTCGATCCAGACGATCTGGCCAACGTGCACGGCCTCAAGGGCGCCAGTCCGGATTTCCCGGGCCTTCTCCGGGTACTGAGCGCAGATCTTGCCGTACTCGCTGATATGCAATCTCTGCAAAGTTGAGCTTCGGAACGAGGTGTCGACCGCGATGCTCGAGTTGTTCGAGAACATCATGGTCCGGACCGAATCTTGCTTTGCCGGCCGCTTCGCCTTTAACCCCTCGGGCAGATGGTCATAAGGGAACTTGACCTTGTCCCGGAAGATGTCCTCTGCCTTCTCCACGGTGTGGGCGATGGTGCCGCACCGCATGTCGCTGTTGAACAAGGCATCATCCAGCATGTCGAGCTGGATCAGCGTCGTCATCCCGTGGCGCCGGGATTTGAGGATCAGGTTCAGGTTATGGGTGCCGTCGAAGACTTGCTCCTGAACGGGGTTCATCCGGAACGGGACACGCTTCCCGTCCTTATCGACGATCCAGTACAGGTTGTTGAGCCGCCACTTCTTGTTGGCGAACTGTGCGGCAGTGGCCTCGATGCGCCGGAAGGACTCAGCGTCGGCCGGAGGGCGGCTTTGTCCGGCCATCAATCGCCTCAAGGATTTGGTCCAGGGCGTCCTTCTCGGCGCCGCCCTTCTCGGGCTCGAACAGGCCGAGGTGCTTGCCGAGGTCGACCAGGGCGCCCCGCTTGTCGAGCAGCTTGAACTTGATCTTGCGGACGTCGCGGGCGCCCTTGCCGCGGCCGTCCTTGAAGTCCTCGACCGTCAATTCGCCGATGGCGGCGGCCTGCTCTGGGGTCAGTCCGGAGAAGTCGAAGTAGGGATCGCCGTCGCCGCCGACCTTGAAGAAATCGCCCAGGTTGGAGAACGCGATCTTGGCCAACTCGTTCAGCACGCGGTCCCGGGTGATCCCGGTATCGTGGCTGATTTGCTGTTGCTTCGCCCGGATAGCTTCGGAAACGAAACCTTTATGAACCAGTTTATAACCCATTTGCGCGGCGGTCTTCGGCGAGTAGCCTGCGCGAATGGCGGCTTCCTTGGGGTTGAGGTCGATCAGGTACTCGTCGACAAACTTAACCTCTTTGGCGGTGAGGCTATCCTTCTTGCGCCTGCCCATCGATCAATGACCCCGCGCCATGCGCCTGGCGAACCAGCGCGCCGTGCGGTGGCGATGCGCCCGCTCTTCCTGGCATCGCACCACCACGGCTTGGGCATATTCGATTTCAAAGCTGCGCCGCCGGTTGTGCTCGGCCTGCGCGCCATCCATCTCGGCCAGGACGGGCCCCTCAATCGGCTGGAGCATGGCCCACAGATCCCGTTTCGGCCGGCCCGCCCGGTTGTGCAAACACCCTCAGCGCATCAAACACGATGCCGCGCAACTGTTCGTAGCTTGGCGCGACCAGGCGGTCGCCGCCGAGGCCGTGCTCCACCTTCACGAGGAAGCCGCCCGTCAACTCCTCGATAGCGATGCTGATCTTTTTCATCCTGCCGCCTCCTTCATGTCCGCCAGCCAAAGAAAAGCCCGCGCGGGGCGGGCCTCATGTCACGATCCTGAAACTGGTAGCGGGCCCCGGAGTTGAACCGGGCTTGTCCGGTTATGAGCCGAACCAGGGCACCGGCCCTGGCCACCCGCGTTTAAGTCAAATGTTGATTGCTTCCCGGATATGTCATATGCTTACGACATCCGCCGGGAACTTCCGGCGCACCCTCACAGAGAGGAGATCGGTCAGATGGCATACAAGACCTACCAGGAACGCATCAAAGAGATCGACCCGACCGTTGATCCGCGCCACGTCGAGGCCTGCATGCGGCTCCAGTACGGCACGCTCGACCACCTTCCCGACTGGACGTTCCGCGATGAGGTTGCGCTGTTCAAGGCTTGCGAGGCCGAGCGGCCCGGCTTCGGCGAGAGCGTGGCGCGGTCCTACGGGCTATGACCAACCTCATCACGGAAGCGGGCCTCCACTTGTGGGGTCCTCAGTGGCAAACCCCGATGGCACGGGAAACCGGCCATTCCGTCCGCACCGTCCAGCGGTGGGCGGCGGGAACCTCCAAGCCCAGGGCCAGGGTCTATGCCGATCTGCTCGCCATTGCCGCCACCAGGGTTTCCACCCTGGGCGGGCTGATGTCGAAGCTGCAGGCCGCGAAATCCTGAACAGCAAAAAGCCCCCGCGTCAGCGGAGGCTCTGGCATGCGCCGCCCGTCGGGTTAAGAGGCTCAACATCCTCCGGCCCGACGGTGAGGGGAATCAGTCGATCCCCAAACGAGCGCAACCATACCACTATCGACGCGCCCCTATCAAGAGAAACCGTTGCTATGAACCCGGCGAACGGCCCGGATTCCAGCGTGACCTGAGTGCCCCTCTCAAGCCGCTCGCGCACCGGGGCGGCCGGCACGTCCACGAGGCCATCCCGGTTTCCCTTGGCGCGCAGTTCGTCCATGACGCGGTCGGGGACCGCCAGAGGCTCGTCACCGAAGTACACCACCGTGCTTACGCCCTGGGTCTTGTTGACCTTGCCGATGCTCTGCCCGGGTTCGACGCCGACGAACAGATACCGCGGGAAATAGGGTTTCAGGACCCCGATCTTGCGGTTGGCGTGGCTGACGGTGCCCATGTAGTGCAGATACAGCGTGTCGTAGCCCTGGCGCCGCAGTTCCTGGTGGGCCATCCACTCGGCGCGGGCGTTGGTCAGCACGGCGAACCACTTCATGATTTTTTGCCCCTCTTCCGTCTCGCCTTCCGCACCGCATCGATGTCCCGCTCCAGCTGCCGGGCCACGGCCCTCACATGCTCCCGGCAGGCCGACCGGCCGCGAGGCGTGCCATACCGGGCCCGGGCACGGCGGAGGGCGGCGGCGATTTCTGCGATGTCGACAAGGTCGGGGAAAGTGATCATGGCTCACCGCGCATCTCGTCAGGTGCCTTTCGCAAGGATTTCCTCCACGACAAAGGGGTTCAGAGGCGGCTTCGCCCGGCCGCGCCTGTCGTTGGCGATGTTGATGACGGCACGCGGCGTCATCGTGTCGAAGCCGTTCACCTTCCAGAGCGCGGGGTTGTCGTCGTCCGGCTCGATCTTGACCTTCTGGGACCGCAGCCACGTCACGACGGCCAGGAATTGG